GCCTCAATCAGACCAATCATCTGAGACTGCAACGACCGCAAAGCCTCACGGTTAGCAATAGCCGCCTCCGTGTAGCCCTTCAGAGCAAACTGCCCGGCTTGGAGGGTTGCAATCTCCTTGTCGTTGTCTGCAATCTTCGTCTGGCCTTCGTTGATCTTCTGCTTAGCCTCGTCAATATCAACCTGGGTAGACTGCGCGCGCTCGGTGTCGCCGTACTTCACAGCGACAGCATGGAAGAACTCAGCGTCGTGCAACTCTTGCTGGTTCTTACGCATATCCGACGCAAGTTTCTCATTCTCCTTACGAAGATCAGAAACCTTCTTCGTAGTGCCTTCAACATCCTTCTTCAGGCTGTTAAGACCCTTACGGTAGTTGTCCTGAGCGGTCGTGGAGCGCCACCAAGTAGTGAGGGCCTTGTCGAGCGCAGACTTCAGACGGCTAAGGAAGTCCTCGAAAATCTCAGCTGCGGTCTTCGTTTCCTTCTTCGCTCGGCTTGCACCGCCGCCTCCACCGGAACGTGGCTTATGACCACCACCACCTCCACCAGAACGAGACGGCTTAGCCTTGAAGTTGTTGCCACTAAACGCCGACGTGCCATTGTTACGATTAGCAAACGTTGGCATACGAATCTTGGACTTCTGACCCGCAGTGTATGAACCCTTGCCAGTCTTCGACTTCGAGCCACCGATAGCACCCATGTAGCCCTGAATTGACTGCCAGATAGCCTGCACCTTGCCAAGGAAACCCTGAGCCTGCGACACCGCCTGAGCCGCGTTATCAACCATCTGACCAAGTGACGCATCCGTGGCACTATGGTCAACCTCTCCGGACTCATAAGGTTGTGCGATAATCGCGGCCATAGTGTCTCGTTGCTGCTCGAACTGCGACATGTCGAAGCCTTGCGCAGCAAGGAAGTCAATGGTGTCCTGAATCGAGTTCTGCGCGTACTGGTATGCCTCTTCGCCGGTCAGACCCATTTCCTCGATACCGGCAGCAGCGGCATTGCCCATCTTCTCGAAGTAATCCGAGATAGCAGCAATGTTCGCTTGGCCGTCTGGACTGTTCGGGTCCATCGACGTGCCATGCTCCTGCATGGACTCGTACACCTGCTGCAACGACGAATCGAGAGCAGCAGCCGCGTCTGTCGAAGAGAACATCTCGTCAAGGACAGAGCGAATAGCCTCGGCCATGCTATGAAACTCGCCCTTAGCGTCACCAATCTTCAGACCGGCCTCTTCGGTCTGCTCGCCGGTCTCTTCGACACCCTGGCCGAAAAGGATAGCATCGTTCAGAGCGTCACGCATAGCACCGCCGACACCCTCAGTCTTCGACTTCAAGCCTTCCAGGGCCTCAATCTGCTGGTTGTATGGTTGAGCAGCATTAGCACGCTTCTGATTAGCAGCTGCATTGCCACCACCCGTACCATTCATAGTGCCAGTGTCAACGATTGTACTGTTAACAGCGTTAACTGCGTCAGCCTTACGAGCCTTAATCTGGTCAATATAGCCGTTCACATAAGCATCAGCCGCCTTCTGACCGCCACCCTGAGCTTCAGAGGTAGACGCGAGCTTAATGTACTTCTGGTACGAGAAGCCCATATCGACAAGAGCCTGCTTGGTTTCCTTCGACATGCCCTTAAACGCATCAGAACCCTGAACAGCGTCCATAATCAACGCCTGGGTGTGCTCACCAATCTTCAAGGTAGAGTAACCCATAGCCTCGGCCTGCTCGTGGGTAGCCTGAACAACCTGACCAGACTTGTCCACGTAATAGCCAAGAGCCTGACCATTAGCAGTCAGAACTTCACCATTCTGTTCAATAGTAGCGTTCAGCTCAACAAAGCCAGACTGAGTACCATTGCCGACTTCCTTCGTATCCTGAGCCAAAGCGTTCAGAATAGCCGAAGAGCCTCCTACAGCGTTCTTAAACTCATCAGCCTTAGCCGATGAGTCCTGGAAAGCATCACCAAGGTATGTAGCGCCGACAGATACAGCAGTAAGGGCAGCAGAAATGACAAGACCCCACGGCCCGCCGAACATCGACATCAAGCCAGAACCCACAGACGACAGCTTGGTCAACGCACCCACAGCCTGACCGGCACCAGCCGCAACCTGAGCACCCGCAGCCGCAGCAGACGCGCCAGCAGAAGCCATTTGAGCAGCGTTCTGAGCGCTCTTCGCAGCTGCGGCCTTACCGGCAGCCGCAGCCACCATGTTATCCGCAGCAGCAAGGCGCTGGTTAGCAGCAGCCGCAGTATTAGCTGTCGCAGCATTAGTCGCAAGCGCGCTGTCATACGCGACAGTAGCCGTCTGAGCCTGCCGGATAGCCTGCCACACGACGCTCCACGAGGCTTTCTGCGCGCCTGTCGCCTGCAACATACGGTTCTGCATCTGCAAGTACGTAGCCGACATCGACACAGCCGCAGCCTTCGCAGCCATAAGACCCACACGCACTGTCGCCACAGCCGCGAGCGCACCAACAAACGCCTGAATAGGCGCGGGCAGCTTAGCGAAAGCATTGACGACACCCGTCGCAAGAGTAATCAGCAGCTTAAAAGGCACCATGAAGCTAGAGTTCATGGCCGCGCCCGCGTTCTGCAAAGCGTGCTGGAAAGCCTCAATCTTAGCCGACAGGGTATCCATGATGACGTTCATCGACTCATCAATGAACGTCGTGCCCTTAGAAGCCCTCTCAGCCTCCTTCAACTGCTCCACATACAGGCCGACACTGTTCGACATACGGGACAGCAGCTCAACGTCACGCACGTTCTTGAAGCCCAAGTCCTTAATCGCCTGAGCCTTCTCAACCTTGTCACCAATACCTGCGAGGTTCTGCAAGATGCCCTGGAACACCTTGTTCGGGTCATCCTGCCACAGCTTACGGAACTCTTCATCAGTCACACCGACAGCCTGGGCGTAGGTGTGCATCTTGTCGCCACCCTCAGCGGCAGCGGCATTGATCGAATTGAAGATACGTTGAAGAGAGCCGCGCGCCCATTCCTTTGGGATAGCGAGCGACGACAACGTAGACGACAGAGCAAGAATCTCATTCTGAGTAAAGCCAGCAGACTTACCCTGGGCAGCAATCGACACAGCCATGTTCGCAATCTCAGGCTCAGTCGCAACAGACTTAGCGCCCAAGTCAGCGATCTGGTTAGCGAGGACCGCGTAGCCGTCACCCTTGCCGGGTGCCGACTCTTGCAGCTTGCCCATCATCTCACCGAAACGACCAAACGCGGTAGAAGCCGACTCAACTTCCATACCAGTCACAGTAGAGAACTCTGCGACAGCCTTCGTAAAGTCTTTCAACTTGTTCGTCGGGATGTTCATCTGCGCACCGAGCGTACCAATCTTCGACAGATCAGCAAAAGACGTGGTAGTTGTTGTCGAAAGCTCAGTGTAAGCGCTCTTCAGTTCACTAAGAGACCTCGTAGTACCCTGCGCGGTACGCTCCACGTCAGCAAATGCGCGCTCCTGCGCAATACCAGCCTGAGCAGCAGACGACACAACACGACCAATACCAGCCGTGATAGCACCGTAATACACGGCCATGTCGCGTGCAGCATAACGGACGTTCTCAATAGCCTTCTCACTCGCACGAGCGTTATTGCGAGCGGTACTAGCATCAGAACGAATAGCAGTACGCTTAGTCAGCTCTTCCTCGCGGATACGAGCACGCTCAGTACGCGCAACTTCAGCCTCACGAGCAGCACCAATACGCGCAGACGCACTAGCAACAGCAGCTTCACGCTTAGACTCAGCAGAAGCCGTCGTTGCAGCCGCCCTAATCTCTGCCTGCTCCAAAGCGGTGAGTGCCTGAATCTCAGCAAGACGAGTGGCCTCAGCACCCTTCGCCTTCACAAGGCTACGCTCGTCCTTACCCCTCTGCTTCTGCAAGGGGATGGCATTATCCTCACGCTTCACACTTGCCTGAGCACGCAGCTTTTCAGCCTGAGCCTCAGTCTTACGTGCCTGCGACTGGTTCAATTGAGCCTGGGCCTTCTTCGCCTTCGTCTCAGCCTCAGCCATAGCATTAGACGCAGAAGCCACCTCACGCATAGCCGAGGCAGTATCCTTCAGCTTAGCGATATGGTCCTTACTCAGGTTGTTCATCGTGCGAGTCTCACGGATGAACTGTCGATACGCCGAAACAGCCTTATCGACACCCGCCGAAAGATCAGCCTTACTCGCGTCACCAGCAGCCTTATTCAGTGAGCCAAGAGCATCAGCCACAGACTTCAGCGCAGATGCAGAGTCCTTAAGGTTCTTGACCTTCGAGCTGTCGAGCTGCAAAGAATCAAGAACAGAACCACCACGGCCAGAGGGTGCCTTCAGTGCAGCGACAGCACTCTGAAGCGAACCAATCTGCTTTTCCAGGGCACCAATGCTCTGTGCTGCCTTGTCTGCCCCAGCAGCGTTAACGTCAATATCAATCTTGATTGACTCGTCTGCCACCTTAACTCCTAAAAAGAAAAGTCCCTGATACCACTTCAATGATACCAGGGACTTTTCCTACCTAACTTGCTCAAGCGCTTCAAGAGGCGACGGCAACGGCTCTTTCGTACCGTCCGAGTATTCGACAGTACCCATCACCGTGTATGTGCTTTCACCGGGCTTGGTTTCCTTCGCGTGCTCACGATGTCGATCAAGCTCAGCACACGAATAACACGTCGATGTCTCAACATGGAACTCAATTGCGCTATGCTCACTACGACCATACCAGAGCGGCGTACCGCACTTGTTACACAGACTATCGAGATAATACTGATAACCCGCAGCCAAAGCCAGGTCCAAGTTAGTGTATTCAGTTTGATCTATCGGCTCCGAGTCCATCTCTTCACCAATCCACACAGGCACTACACGAGCAAACATGCCATGCGCACCCGTAAACAGCGTCGGAGGCTTACTCTCCGCTCTCGCCGTCTTCAGCAGAAGAATCATCCACTGGTTCTCCGGCTTGCTCAGCTCCGTCCCCACGAAACGTAGGGTCAGAAATCGCTTCAGCCACCACAGCTCCAAGCTCCTGAGCATCATTCCACGTCGCACAAATCTGCTGCCACAAGAACTCAGGCAGATAACCACGCAGCTCCGCAGCCTCGTCTTCGGTCAGACCGTTCTTCGACTCGCCAGTCTCGTTATCTGTAATTTCAACACAGGCACGAGCAACGATATACTCCATCAGACGGTCCTCGCGCTCGATCTCGATGACAGCCTTTTCCTCGGCACTCTTGTTCTTCGTAGAGAAGAACGGGTCTTCCCAGACCTTACGCTTCAGGACGTACAGCTCCTTGTTCGACAGGGCGCGAAGACGCAGCGTGATCGTCTGCTTGCGCAGCCTTTCAAGCTCTTCCTCAAGCTCGACACCGGGGGCAGTGTCAGTAATCGAACGAGACAGCGGTGCCTCAGCAATCTGCGCGGTCTTAGCCAGTTCGACCAGCTGAGCGAAACGCTCCGCATCCTCAGTATTCAGGGGCACGTCGATAGCCTTGACCGTGGGCTTGATGGACGAAATAATCCTAGACAGTTCGAAAGCCATGTCTACTCCAATCAGATATGAGAATACCCCCGCACCTCGGAGGTACAGGGGTATTCTAGCAGAGTTGATCAGGCAGTGACAGCCTTATTCAACTCCATATAGCCTTGTGGCAAGAAGGGCACCTCAAACTGGATGGGCTTATCCCCATCCCCGAGCACGTCCTTCGGATTGTCGGGAACAACCTTGAAGGCCGACAGCTCTTGACCGGCTTCAACAGGGGTGCCCTGTCGGAAGCCGATACGCTGGATAAGGTACCCTTCCTTGATACCATCAAGCGTGCCACGCTTGAACAGCTGGAAAGCCTTATCGTAGACGGAGGTGTTACCCGCCGCCTTCTGACCAGCCGCGATAGCCTCACGGAAGAACGTAAGCGAAGCCTCGTAGTTGGCAATGGTCGGGGTCTTCGCGTTACCAGAATCACAAATGGTACGCGAGTCGTCCGTGTCAGAGTCCGTCGCACCGAGCGTCATGCCCGCTGCGATAGCACACGAAATGTCAACTGCCTTCGGCGTACCACCCGTGTAGGTAGCAGCCTTAAACAGGTCAGCAACGTTAGTAATGGCATCAGCCGGAACCCACCAAACGGTGGTATTGGGGCTAAGCATCTTGGGCATCAGTCTTCCTCCTTGTGGGAAACGATATCGTCATCTTCAATGGTATCATCCTCGCCGCAACACTTGGCCTGTGTAATCGGCGTATTGTCATCGACAACCTCATACATGTCCGGCAGAACAGCCAGCTCATCTTCAGTCTTGTCGCAGACAATATTGGTAAAAACATTGCGCACGCGCAATTCACTCACCCCTATCTAGGTTGACGTAAAAACTCATACTGTGCTGATAAACCGTAGGACGCAAGGTAGAATCAAAATCGCTATCAGTACCAACCGACGCAGCAATGTTGACACCATTAGACCCCTCAACCAACACAGCGCCAATGAGCTTCTCTTTCATAACCGACACAAGCCGATTGAGAAGTTTCTTATTCACAGCGTACACGTCCACCGTGAAAGGATGCTCATACACATCCATAGTGTGACCACCAAGCGACACATACTCGTCCAACTGACGATTAATCTCAGCGCCGCCGTGATAAACAATATAGAGAGGCACTTTCGTATCACGCGAAAAAGAATCGAAAACCTCGACATCCTTGATCGTGCGCAAAAGAGCCAGACAAGCCTCGTCAAACTCTAAGGTCCGGTCTATCACTTCAGCCTCCCATAAAACTCTTCACGGAACACAGCCGTCACACGAGGCAAATACTTAGCCGGGGTAATACCCTTCGCCTTGTCGCCGCCCGTAGGCTTGCCACGCAAACCAGAACGCAAATAACCAGTCGTACGCTGACTGTACGTGCCATTCTCCTGCCACGAATAGTACGGCTTAGGACGGTCCCAACGGTGCCAACCGATCTCGACAACCTTACCGCCCTTAGACGCATCAACACGGAAAGCATCACGCATATAGCCAGTATCGACACGGCGCGGGTCTGTCGCAATCAAAGCACGCCCGTACTCAGTAGAAGCGACAGCCGCAGCCTTAGCCGCAGCATCAACCTTCTTCCAAGCAGCGTCAATGATCTTCTTCTTCGCCTTAGCAGCAACACCATACCTGTCGGTATCGACAGTCACCTTAATACCAGCAACACGACCGTCATACCGTACAGTCTTCTTAGTCCTAGCCATTAGCAGTCTCCCCCGTTGCCACATCACACAAAAGCGTCACCTGCCAGTTCAGTGTATCAACCTGAGCGTTACGCACAATCAGCTTCAACCCCGCAACCCGTGGGTCAGTCGGCATTTCCTCTACTTGGACGCGCATACCCTCAGCGAACGACACACGCGCATCCGGGTTGCCCCACAAATCACGTGAAAAAACCTCATTCTTGTCGATATGCAAAAGCTGCACACGATACGCATGAATACCTGTGACTGTACCTGCCCACTCACGATTACGGGCACGCCAGTCAACATTAGGCGTGATGTTCGCCCAACCCTTCCACACAGGATTGTTGTACTCAAGCGACAAACCAGCCTCATCAGACCAGTCATACGCCACCGTATCCGGCTCCTTGAAGATGCTCACCTTCGTATTAGCCAACAATTGAAGCGGATAATACGAGGCATACATGAACAGGGGGTGGATATTCGGGTCAATCGACAAGCCCATCAGAAGTTCACCGCCCAGTCAACAGGCTCAAAGGAAGGATGCACAACATCAAAGCAGAGGTTATTTACCTCGTCTTCCTTCGCTTGAGCACGCAACTGACGAGCACGACCGACAATCGCAGCCAGCAGCTTAGCGCCGTCCGTCTGCTTGTCGTCCGTCTTCAAGACAAGCAGCTGCAAAGCCTTATCCATGCCAATAGCGTCACACGCATCGGCAGCAGCCAGCTTCACGTTACCACCGTTAACAGCGAGCAAAGCCTCAATCTCTTCATCCGCGAAAAGATAACGCGGCTCGTTCCTCAAATCACGCAAGTCCTCCAACTTACGCAAATCAGGAATAAGAACACGCACCTGACCCACAGGCGAAGAAAAATCAATATCACTCATAAAACCAGTATAGCAAGACCCTGTGACCAAAGGGGCCACAGGGTCTTGCTACTCAGCTAACTGATCAGAGGTGCTCGCTTTGACCACCGGCAGACAGGACAACACCATCAAGGTTCAGCAGGCCAGCACCCGCGATCTGACGAACGCGAATCTCCACGTCGTCATTGTCAAAGCTACCTTCACGGTAATCGACAGCACCGCCGCCGAGCATCGTGCCAGTCGCGTTGTGAGCACGAAGCTCCGGGGTCTCACGGCCACGCATGGAGGTCTTAGCGATAGTGGTCTTATCGCCAGCCTTACCACCCTTGGGGACAAGCGCCCAAGCGTTGTCACCAACAATGGTGCCAATGAGGTCGCTTTCCACAACCTCGATGTCGGTCAGCGTGTTAGTGCTGATCGTGGTCGTCTTGCCGTTGGTCGTGCGAATCTCCCGAATGGCAAGCAGCTCACGTGCAAGCTGAGCCTGAGCGGGCGAACACACCAGCGCGAAACCACCAGGAACGGTGACCGTGCGACCGGACTCAGACTTGGTGTTAAGGGCCTGCCAACGAGCAGCAGTGATAGCACCGTAGGAGATGCGCGCATCCTTGCCGTTAGCACCAGCAACAGCCTCACCCTTGAACTCGGCAGGAACCTTCGACAGGTCAAGCTGACGACCCAACTCGGTCTTGATGTTCTTGTTGCGGGGGTCGAACAAGGTCATGAGGACCAAAAGGTCTTCAGTACGAGCCGCGAGACGGCCCGCGTCAGTCGGCAGCTTCTCAATCGTGTTCCAATCGTCATTGACGATTGCTTCGAAGCTGAACTGAAGGCGCGCACCATGCTTGCCAACCTCAACGAAACGACCGTTGCCGGTGTAGGTAAGGGTCGGGTATGGGGTCAACTCAGGAATCGCTGGCAGCGTGTCCTGGATGGGCGAGAAGCCGCCGTTGTCGATAGGCATCGACGCAATGTCCGAGTTCAGCGACAGGTAAGCGGCAGGGCGGAAGTCGTTGAGCAAGACCTTTTCCGCAATGCGGGGCCAGATCGAGTCATACTCGTTGTAAGCGTTAACGAACTGCACGTTAGCAGCGTTAACGAACATGGTCGGTGCGAGGCTGTCAGTGGTGACAGCCTCCTTCAGCTTAGCCTGAGCGATCTTGTCGCCAGCGAAAGAGCCTTCCAGCAGCTTGTTGAACTCAAGCTGCTTTTCCTCAAAAGTAGTCATTAGTTAAACCTTTCAGGCAACAGGACGGGGGTCAAGAACAACCTGGTACAGCTTCTTGTTCGCACTACCGGGGTTGTGGACTCCCTTAATCCAGCCAAGAACAACACCATCAGTCTGCTTGGCAGCAGTAACAGTCGGACGACCACCAGCAGTAGCGGCCTTCAGATAAACAAGCGTACCAACAAGGCCGGACGGAGCAGGGTTGCCATCGACCTCAAGAGCGAACACACCACCCTTGACTCGAACCGAGGCGTGCTGACCACGATTCAGGCCATAAGTAGGCTTGGTAAGAGCCTCGGCAGCAGTCGCGTAATCAGTCTTCTCGTCCTTCGGAGCAACATCCGACATCAGGATGCCAGCAATGCCAGCAACCTTGTTAATGACGACAGGATCACCGGCCTTCAGGTGCTTCTGCGCATCATCAATCTCCAGAGACAGCGTATCGCTGTACTCGAAAATCTGGTTATCCTTGTTACCCGTCAGAGGGAACTTCTTGATACCTGCCATGATCACTTCCAACCAATCTTAGCGTAAGACTCCTTCAGAGAAGTCTCAGAAGCCTTCTCGACAACAGGAGTCGCCGTCGCAGCGACAGCCTCCTTGAGATACGCGCGCTCGGCCTCAAGCGCAGAATCGACATCCGCACCATTCTTCACAGCCTCACGAACACGCGCGACAGCCGCCTCGGGCAGACCCGACTCGGCAATCTTCTTACCAGCCTCAAGGACAGAATCAACATCGACAGATGCCTCTTCAACCTTCTCAGCAGGTTCCTCCACCTTGGCCTCCTGAATCGCGGCCACAGCAGATTCCAGCTTAGAGCCGATAGCTTCAACAAGAGAAGCGATCTCACCCTTCAGCTCATCGAACTTGGACTCAAGCAGCTTTTCGTCCACAGTTCCCTCCTTAGTAATAGAGTTGTTCCTATTCGATTCTAGCAGATCAACAATGCCACCACCCGCACCAGGCGCGGTAACAAAGTCAACCGAGCGAACGCCAGCAAAAACAGGAACAACACCTGTTTCCGCAATTGGCTCGTTGCACCAAGCATTGATGGAAACACCAATATGCTCCCACTTATCCTTGATTAGATCATTCACCCCAGAAAACACCTTACACACAGTGTAGAGTGCCCCATCCTCACCAACCGTCGCGTCTTCAAGAAAGACACCAGCATAGTCACGAATAGAACGCTCAGGGCGCTCCCATTCTTCAGTCTCGGTTGGGTGGTCGATAAACATTTCCGTGCCCGCCTTAAACAGAGGCGCAGACTCAGCCAAGTTCTCAGCAGTGTAAATACCACTCGAACCCTGGCCCGGCACGATAATGCGGATGCGGTACTTACCCTCACCAAGAGACTCAGTACCGACAGCCGCAGTTGACTCATGCAGCTTATGCATCAGTCCCCCTATCCCGGTTGTCGTTCGTTCCATCAGACATTGGCCCAACACCTGTTGCGCGCCCGTCTTCAGCATCATCACTCTTTGTCGTGTCTTCTTCGCCCTCGCCCTCGTTCTCTTCAGGCAGATCAGGCAAATCTTCCAACGGCAAAGAACCAGCAATCTTCAAGAGCTGCAACACACCGGAACGCATCTCAATCTGATGCAAAGCACCATTCTGATACGCAAGCGTCAAAGACTGAATACGACGGTGGGTTTGATCATTATTGATCGAACCGTACTCGATCTGCACCTTAATGCCCAGAGCCAGCGCAATCTCATTCAACATGTCGATATGCAACTGACGACGCAATTCCAGCGCCTTAAACGTCGGGTCTTCAAGAGCAGTCTCAGCGCCCTGTCGGCCACCCGCAGAACCATCAGTCAGCAACACCGACAATGGGATGTCAAGAGCAGCCGACACCATAGCCGCAAGAGGCGTACCCGCCGAGAAATCGACACCCGCACCGGCCTTGTTAATCGCCTGAATATCCTGCCCTGCACCAATCGAAGCAGTACCACCGATACCAGGCTCCGGCATACGCTGCTGAACGGCCTGTTGCTGTCGAGAGTTGACGCCCGTCGCCTTAAAGGCCAGCTTTGCCAAAGACTTCTCCATGAGGTGTGCAATTTCCAGATGTTCCTTGTACCTCTGGGCATAAGACATTGCGCTCATCAGATCAGGCTTGCCGTAGTGCTCAGCGGCAAGCCTATTCACCGTCGCATAAACAGCAGTGAGACGACGATTCACCTTGTAGTTGGTCGAGTTGATCTTCACGCCCACTCGGTCCCACAGCATGTACCACTGGGGTTGACCATTCTCGACAGGGTTAATAAGCAGAGCAACGACATCCCCGGTCGCATCATCAGTCGCCACGCCTGCAAGGCGCATCAACGGGACAGGAGAGACAGTCTTTGTCGCCTTATCAACAAGGTAAATGACACAACCATCCGTGTTGAACGACTGCTCATCACGGACGCGCGCCTGAACACTAAAACACGCCTTAGAGTTCTCGTCAATCACCTTACGGGAAGGGCCCGTCATACCCTTATAAACAACTGGGTCGCCCCACATGTACGCATTACGCACAACAAGGCCACGCTTCACAATAGGGTTAAGGGTAGCCAAGCGGCGCGCACGTGCAGAGTGATCACGAATCACATCAAGAGTAATCAGCGAATCAGCGCCCTCGACAGCAGACAAAGGCAACCAGCCAATATCTTCCTGCCGAAGACGCGCAAGGGACTGAGAGAACGCCCCTAGAGCCTCTTGAAACCTCTGTTCATACTTCATACAACAAGCCTATCATGCTAGAAATACAGATAATGCGTCCTCAAACTCAAAGTCAAACAGCTCGTCAGTATCCAACAGGTCATCCGGCGAAAAGTACTGCCCTTCAGAGTCCCCAGCCATAATCGCATCAATGTTCTGATATGCATAAATGACAGCATCAAGAACGTCAGGAGACTTAATGCCACGCTTACGCATGTTTTCCTTCGATTCAATAAGCATTGCCGACCCACGATACTCATACTTAATCGAAGCGATCTCGTTGTATAGCTCTTCATCGTCAGGCAGATACACCCGACCATCAGCGACAGCCTTAGCGAACTGATCGTACATAGCAGCACGATAGTTAAACCACTTCGTGCTGTCGCCGGACTTCGCGTTACCGTGAATACCAACAACAGAGATGTTTGCAGGCACAAAATTGTAGATGCTATCCAGCACAGACGCGCCAACACCGATAGCGTCAATACGAATCTCGACAGCCCCCAGCTCAGTAGCAAGCTCACCAACCTTACGAGCAAGCTCAGGACCATTCAAGCCCTGGTACCGCCCGTGAATCTGGATGTAGCCGCCCCGGTTCGACACAATCACCGAGCTGTCGGAACCATAACGGGCAACGTCAACCCCGATAGTAACCGGCATACCCTCATCCGGCTCCGAAGTGTCGTAAGCCTCCATCGACTGCATAACACGGCCCATGTTGAACAGACCATCATCCGACACATCGGGGAACTCGCCAAGGACACGTGCAACGAAACGGGGGTCATCCTCGCCCCATTCCTTCTTACGTGCCTCAACCCAGTCAACCTGCACGAGACGAGTCGCAACCTCGACAGGCACGACTTCACCTGTGAAGTTAGGTGTGTCGTACGCGCCGAATTGGATGATGTTCCAAGAGCGTTCTTCAGGCTTCAGGCGCATCTCGCGCTTGTAGACCTCAGCCATATAGCACGAGGGGTCGTTAGGGTTAGCAATAGCCAAAATTCGTGCGAACTTGTTGGTCGTGATAGCGTCAGCAGCAGTGAAGATTTCCTTGGAGATGCCGCCCGCCTCGTCCATGATGACGAGAACGTACTGGTCGTGAACACCCTGAAAGCCCGACTCGTCCTTATCGTCTGGCTTCATACCAAAGGCGATAGGGTCTTGTCGATCTCCCATCTTCCATGTTGCGTCGGCGTTAACCTTGCCACCAATGCCAGCATCGGCCTTGACACGAGGAATCTCTTTCCACAGGACGTTGCGGACCTGTTTCCAGTTTGTCGCCGTCGTGACAACTGTCGTATCATCGACAGGATGAGTGTCTACCCACCAGTTGACAAGGGTAGCTGACAAACGCGACTTTCCCACACCATTGCCAGTAACCACAAGGGTTTTCTGATGTTCAACAACAGACTGTGAAACTTCACGCTGCTTCGACCACATGAACAAACCGTGGTCCTCAGCCCACTTGGCAGGATTGTTACGCCACACTTCAAGACGCTGGGCATCAGAAAACTTCTTAGCGACAGCACCGAAAGGCAGCATCACTCACCATCAACTTCCACAGTCGCCTCAAGAAGAGCCGCAGGTTTCGACACAGCCTGAGAGAACCAGTCAGCCTTGTTCGTCTCCAAAGCCTTCTTCGCCCCAGCCGACAGGTGCGGGTACATGAGAGCCGTGTACTCTTCGAGCACTTGGTTAGTGAACGACATCATGATGTTCACTTGCTTCTCTTCGATTACACGAATCTCATGAGTCACTGTCTGACGCTTCAGGTTCGCAACCTCTGAGATTTCCCGCAAGACAGCAAGAACAGCCTGAAGATTCTGCCCCCAGTTACCCTTCTCATCAGCAAGACCAAACATCTCGATCTGGCTATAGGCCATGTCAACAAGCGCATCAAGACGATCAAGCTGCTTAATGCGCATATTACGAGGCGACAACTCCTGTCGGCTGTCGTAATAGGACTGCTCGATAACGAACAGCTCTTCAGACGTGAACCCTGTCGCAGAGATGATCTTGTTACGCTCCGTGCCACGCTTCAGCAGCGACAACGCCATGTCGCGCTTGCCCCGCAGCTCCGGGTCATCACTCGTCAGCAAACTGCGCGAGTCGTTCGGAGAACTCATTTAGCACCTCTTCCACTGACTTCTGAAACTTCTTATCCAAGTACATGTAAGCACCCGCAACACCGACAACCAGTCCAGCAGCGAGACCAACCAAGAACCAGGCAAACAGCATTTAATCCTCCTTCGGAACAGAAGGCAGCTCTTCCACCTTCACACCGGCCTGCAAAGCCGCAACACGCACCGCGTAAGCGTGTTCCTTCCACAAGAACGCTTGCGTACGCAATTCTGCTTCAAGATCATCACGGGCTTCTTGAATCTCTTGAGCCTTCTTGTACCTGTCGATGCACAAATCAATAATAGCCTTGATAACAAGGGTTACGGCAGAGCAAACGAGGCCCACCAGTGCCGTGTTCATACGCTAACTCCTTGTTACTCACTAACGGTTGACAAGTATTCTTCCCTTGTCTTATGATACCGTTCTTCTGCCTCTTCCAGCTTGCTCTTCGGCAGAACTCCGGGGCGATACGAATAAGGCCACACACGCAGAGCACGCGCAAAGAAAAACAATGCGATGATTACTGACAAAATAATAACATGGAGCGGCCAACGCACGTGTGCCGTGGTCAGCACTAGTTCGTTAATCGCCACAAGCATGATGCCGACTACAGATGTCAAGGCCGCTGGGCCTTCCAACCACCAAGAACCGAGCCACGCGGACGGCGCGCCCAAAACACCCGAGACGAGCATAAGAACACCCGCAAGGATAACAACCCACGGTAGCGCCGCAGCACTCGTCAAGAACCCAATACCAGTAATAGCGATAGCCGTGTAGATAACTACCATAGTGGCAGTTACCGACCTCGGCTCGCTCATAGACCTCAGCAACTTCTTCATGAGGCCATTATAGCGAAAACCCCCTCACTGACATCAGCAAGGGGGTTTTCTGTAATTGTGTCACTCAGCGTCAGGAGTGCCATACGACGGAGCCGTATAAACACCACCCGTGTGAACAGCTGCAAGAACCAGGGCAAGCAAGCCCAAGACCTTATCCAGCACATCAAGCCACTGAGCAGACTGCTCAGGCGCAACAACACCGTAAGCAATACCGACAGCCAGCAAAGCCGCAACAACACCATAGATCGCCTTACGCCGCTCAGGAGTCAGCGCGGTCCACTTGGTGCGGTCAGTGGTGAGAACGTTATTCTCCATGTCCAAGTTCCTCCTAAATCGAAGTTACTTAGATTCTACCAGCTTCACGATGCCGTCAGCGTCCTGCTCGACAACGATACGGCCCTTCAGCATCTTGCCATCTTCACCGAAGATAGAGCAAGCACCATCCAGACGAGTCTGAACAAGTCCGACAGCCATAGCGCCCGTCTCAGTGAGGAAGTAGTCGTTGCCGTTGTACGACAGCCAGCCGGTACGCATAGCACCGTTTTCCTCAAGGTAGTACCACTTGCCCTTGTCGAGCTGCCAGCCGGTCTGCATCTGGCCCTTATCGTTCAAGAAGAACCAGTGCTCACCGACCTTAATCCAGCCTGTCTCCATCTGCCCATAACGCCCATCGTGGACATCATGCAGGAAGTACCAGTGACCATCGACAAGCTGCCAGCCGAACTGCAACCAGCCCTTCTCGTTAGCATAGAACCACTTGTCGCCCACGGGGAACCAGCCGGTCTCGTAGCCACCGTCTTCAGTACGGTACCACCAACCACCATTCTGCGACACCCAGCCTTCCTTAGCGGACAGGTCAGCGTCAAGGTTGTCGTAGTACTGCTGTGCCTTCTCGATGTACTCGTTTGCATACGTGTCACGCAGCGAGGCAGGGCACATCGTAGAGTAGAAGTCCGAGTGGGGGAAGACGTTAACACGCCACTGCGGACGGCCAAGACCATATGCTCGACACAGGGCAGCAGTCAGGTGCGCGCCCGCATCAATAGTGGTCTCACCGACATCCCAGCCGCCCTCAGCGCCCGTCGAGTTCGCGTGCTCGATGCCAATCGACAGCTTGTTCACACCGGGGCAGTGCCAGGCCGTATCCCAGTCGTGAACGAACTGAGCAACCGAGCCGTCGATGTCCACATTGTAGTGCGCAGATGTACCGTTGTTGCTGAAAGCCCCGTACACACCTTGGTGCGACATGGCCTTGCCAGCGTTGTGGTGGATGATGATGCGGTCGATAGCGTTACCACCACGCCCCGCATCGAAATTATCAATCCACAGGTTGTAGTCGGCAGTCAGGTCAGTCCAACTGATCATTGTTCCTCCAATTGCTCCTAATCTCCCAAGGACCGAAGTCCTCGTACTCGGAGCTAATCATATCAGTGAACAGTCGAACGCCATCTTCTGTGACATACACCTGAAGATACGAGTTCTTCCTGGTTCCGCCATCCGTGTAGACACGTCTGATGCCAAGCAGCCCTTCGGCCTTTTCCGTAGGCTCGTGGATGTAGCGCCCCTTCTTCAGGTAGCCTTCACGGCGCAGAAACTGAGTAACCTTCCTAGAGCCAATACTAGGAATCTGCTTCTTCAGGCTCTTACCGAAATTGTGCAAGCTAATTTCTTCCATCACACACCGTCCACGTCAACGAAGTAATCAGCAAATGGGTTGTCCCCAGGCTCGCTGAACTCCATGCTGATAGTTTCTTCCTGTGTGCCCGATGTACGCAGAACTTCCTTCGGCTGTCGAATAGACTTGAAGATCAGCGTCCAATCGACAGGCATGTAGTCACCAAGCAGAATCATGTCCTTTAGAGTCAACGACCCACGAACTAGCTTATTGTAGTAATACCGCGCAGAATCAGCACCAAGCAGTTGACCGTCATCTGCTAGTGTCAGTCCCGCATCAGTAAATTGCTGCACCACAAGCCGACGAACAGTGCCTACACGCTGCTCAACATCATCAGGGTGCTTCATCGAACTACGCGACGCACGGGCCTTAGCCATACGGGCGCGGGCCTCTTCGAGCTTCACAGGGTCAGCAATCTTAGTCATTCTTCTTCTTCACCTCGTACTTCTTCAAGAGGTCCGGTCGGAACCCAGACCAGTGTTCCTTAATTTGCGCGCCTTCACGCACGACAACGACAGGTGCCTGCTGATAACCCAGTGCGCGGATAAATGCCAGCGAATCAGCATCTTCAGTTACGTCGATGCTATTGTGTGGCAGTCCCAGCGCCTTCAGCTTGCGGTACGTAGCCGTACACTGAGGGCAGTTGGGCTTAGAGTAAACGGTAATCATTCTCAATTGGCCTTTCCAGTAGAACCGAAGCCACCCTTACCTCGCTCACCGGCTTGGACAGGTGGCTGTGCGTAGAGAGCCGACATGGCCTCTAGCTTGACAATAACAATCTGAGCGATACGCTCATGCTCTTCGAGCACAACAGGGGTGTCCTTGCTCATGTTCCACAAAGGTACGAGAACTTCGCCCTCGTAACCAGCGTCGATGACACCGACACCGTTAGCGAGAAGCAGTCCCTTCTTGCTCAAGGAAGAGCGGGCAAAGACGAGGCCGACAGACCCATCAGGAATGTCGTGCTTATCAGGGTAGTAGCCTGTCGCCACATAGATAACCTCACTTGGGTAGATGATGACAGGCATCTTCGTGGACAGGTCGAAACCAGCATCGTTATGGTGCTGTCGTTGTGGTCGCATCATTTTCTCCTTTCGTTGAGTACAACCATGAGTGCAGCAGCTTTAGCGAACTTTAGAGTGCTCGGCGCTACAACACAGTCTGAGATAACTTCGTCAGCTAGTTGTCCGAAGTCTGTTTCTAGGTCTTTATAGGTGTTATACCACTTATTGATGAGTTCACGGTTAATGCCCATGTATGTTACTGGGTCGCCGCTTGTCACAGCAATACGCGATTCTTTATCCCAGATGAAGTTAAGGTCATCAAGTGCTGGCACGTGTGGAACGAGCTTGTTCGCGTAGTTGTTGTTCCGGCTCACGTACTGGCTCAGGCAGATGACGACATCATTGAAGCGCGGCTTTGTCTTTATCTCACCGCCACACCATTTGTAGATGCTGTCGATGAGCTTTTCTACTGTCGAATCCAGCTTAACGGGGTTGAACTTCTTGACGCTTTCCGGTTGGTGGATGGTTCTGTCTGAGTAACTAAAGCTGCTACGGCCAACTTTCTTGAGCCAGCCTTCCACTACCTTACTTGGGTCTGGCATTTTGCCCTCCTTTCTACACAGTCTATGTTAATACGTGTTAGAGTTAACTACAAGCTAAAGTGTTGTGACTGCTGTCACAGTACCTTCAAGGTAAAGCAAAGTGCCAGCACCCGAAAGCACTGGCACTTTGCATCAATTAGGAAGGCGCTCTCAGTGTAGCACTCAGATATGATCGTTGCCAAATCGACCGGCACGCCAGGCGAGGTAGCAGGCCAAGGCACCACCACCGATTGCAATAAGCGCAATCACGATAGCCTCAGATGCAGCACCCGTCTTAGCGAGCTTGCCCTGTTCTGGTACGACAGCCGGGACAGGCGGCTGAGGCGTAGGGGTCGCAGACTGCGGCTCATCCGAAGGGCTAGGTGCCGGAGAAGGCTTCTCAGACGGTGCAGGAGCCGGAGTAGGCTTCTCGGAAGGAGCTGGCGTAGGCTCTTCAGAGGGCGCAGGAGTCGGCTTCACAGAAGGCGTAGGCTGCGGGTCAGGCGTAACACTCGGCTCCGGTGCTGGGGCAGGAGTAGAAGGCTCCGGCGTAGGCTTCACAGAACCATCACCATTCGTACCACCATTGCTCTTAACCGTCGCCGTAGCTTCGAGCTTCATACCGTTCACCTCGGCATGGTTGGTCGCAGAGGTCTGACCTTCAGGAACGACAGTGTGCTCAGGCGGGTAGACGACGCAGGTCTTCGCACCATCCGGGGCAGTGAACTTAATAGTGTTCTCGTCAACCTGAGTAGCGGTGATGATCTCGGTCGTATCAGGATTCCACGTATCCGACTTCGCGCACTTCACCGTCTGACTCAGCTTCTCGTCAAAGTCCTTGACCGTATACTCGACGCCGCCATTAGCGATCCACTTGATGCCCCACGAGATCGTGCCGTCTGCGTTAGACCAGCCGAACTTCACGTTCTCTGGGTTTGCGTATTCATAATGGGCCGGGTTTGCACAATCATTGGTGCAGACTCCCTCACCGTTCTTGTCGCCCCAGACAAGGGTCTTCACAGCCTTACCGTTCAATGTGATCGTACCCTCAGTGGTGCCAATCGCGCCGCCCTGAAGACGTGCCTTGGCCCACCAGGTGCCCGTAACATCCGTCTTGTCCTTGTAGGACTCAGGCACTTCCTTGACCGTGCAGGTCAGCTCTGCCTCGTTGGCCGCACACTCACCGACGACAGACCCATCATCGAGAGTGAACGGAAAACTAGCGTTCCAGACGAACGGGGCCTTGCCCTCGTTCGGAACGGTCGAGACAGTGAAAGACTGGCCGACAGCCAGCTTCTCCACGGCCCAGGTACCGCCCACGTTGACCTCAGAAGAGGTCTGACGAGAAGAGGACGTGGCCTTCGTGACCTCGGCCTTGATCTCGGTGTTGTCGGCAGCATTGGCAGTAGCAGCAGCCGCAGTAATCATCAGTAGTGCGACACCAGTCGTCGCAAGAAAACGCTTCATATTGAACATTCCTTTCGTAGTAGTTCGGCCTGACAACTAAGAGCATAGCTGACAGGCCGAACAATCCACAACAAATAACAGTGTGACTCTACTCACAACATGATGAAGACCAGTGCATCTTCCTCTCGCACCCAGTCACCCTTCGCCCTCTCACCCTTTGGCTTAGGCACCGGAGAGGGTGTTGGAGTTGGAGTCACTACGACAGGTGGCTCAGGAGTCGGCTGAGCTACAACCGGAGGTGTTGGCTTAACATCCTTGTAGTTATTAAGGATACTCAAAAGAGTACGCTCACCCGTATTGAGTGCAGGGCCTTGCTCATCAAGACTAATGACACTTAACTTGTCAATCCACAACTTAGATGGGTAGTCAGGGTTTTTCGCGTACTTTGTCGCATCAACATATTCTCGGTTCCCGTTGTACTCAAGGAACGAGCCTCCAACGATATGAGACAGATTAATAATCCACCCATTCTCAGGATCAGTAAACGGGGTTGGGTCGTCCATCTCTGAGTACATAACAGTATGAACAAGCTCAGTGTCGAGATAAAAATCAACTCTATCATTGAGCTTAACGACACTGTACGTATGACGATGTGAGCCGTAATAACTTGGTTTGAGTGTAGATTGAGTCTGACCCAGCATCTTCTGATGCTGCTGGCTCTTAGTAGACTCCCCAGCACGAGGATTGTGGACACCCATCTGATAATCCTTGTGCTGCCAGCCCCTAGCCTCAAGGACATCAATCTCACCACAGGCAGGCCAACTACCCTTAGTGCCAGTCATCCAGATACGAGACCAGGAAGATGGGCCGTCCGGCAGGGTTGCGTCTACCGACAATATGAACTGCCCTTTAACCTGAAAAAGAATCTCCCCGTTGTCTGGCTTGCGAGTGCTCACCATTGCAGACAGAAACGGTGCTTTCTCAGCATCAGCGCCAGTAGCGACAGTAGCGTAAAGTTCCAACCCAATTCTAGCAAAGATATTCTTATCTGTGAACTGCATCTGAGTACCCTTATCGGAGTAAAACTTACCCCAGACAGGTGACCACTTAGACGCGTCTAGTTGTTGTTGTTGTTGCGAATCGAACGTATCGTAGTAAATCAGGTTATACATACACATATAGTATCATCCCCCTACCGAGTGTTAGTCGATAGGGGGATGAGTCCTCATGAATTATGAACCCTCATGTAAGGCCGGTACCCGAAAGGACGAACCCCTCAGTTACCTATTCCTGAGATCAGAGGCGCGCTGTCTCAGGCCGACAATCACAGATAATCCATCGGACGATTCTCAAGAATCTCCTGCATCTTATGACCGGGAACGGTGTAGACACCGGGCGAGACGACACCATAGGTCATAGGCTTAATCATCGTCACAGGAGCCTTCTCGACAATGCCCTGGTCGAGAAGGGCAATCAGATCAGTGTCCTTGGTGGTGATCGTGTAGACACCCGTACGGGCCTCCTGGGTAATGGTCGTCTTCATCTCGTCATTCTTAACGACGGACGAGTAGGTACCCTCAAAAGCCTTGCCCAGCTTGACTGCGAGATCAACGATAGACATCGTTACTCCTTGGTTGTCGTTGTTGTTGTTACGAGGCCAGTGTATCAGCCCTGGATGACATCGAAGTCTCCACCAAGTTCCGTAAGGATACTTGCTAGTTCCCTCGTACTGAACTTATCACCCCAAGTACTCATCCAGTATTCCTCGTAATCAGTATTACCTGGGATACCTAACTCAACATAGGTGTAGTAGACACCTTCAACTGAGATTACACAAGGTCCGATAGCACACTGTTTTAGATCGTATTTCGTGCCGTCCTTGTTCCAGACTATAGTGTCAGACTTAGGTTTTTCTTCCTCAAGTTCGGCACCCAGCTGAGTGGCGATCTTCTTCAGTAGCCTATCAGCGAGTTCATCAAACTGTTCATCAGTCAGCATTGTTAGCCACCTTCAGCGCCCAGTCGAGTTCTTCATTGAGTTCTTCCTCGTTGCTGCACCACTGAGCTGCCTTAAGGACATCCAGTAGAAACTCATCCCAGAAGCGGTCACCCGGAAGACGAGCATAATCCTCATCTTCTTCAATAAGCTCTGTTGGTTCCTTGAACTCAGCTTCATGCAACCAAGTAGTGAACACAGGAAGATTGATGTCAATGGTCGTAAGGTGCCCCCAGTCGGACCACCAGCCCTCGATAGTATAGCTTTCACCGAAACTGGTGGTAAAGGTGTACTCAGGGTGGTCGAGCATACCTGTATACATACACATATCGCACGAACCGTTAGTGTCTTCGTAGGTGTTTGAGTCGAAGTTAGTAAGTCGTAGCTTCATTTTGTTTCTCCTTTCATTAGAACTTGTAGACAGTGATTAGGAAATCATCGTCATCCTCGTGTTCGCGGATGAGGTTTGCAAGGGCTTCTGAGCTGAAGTGTTTACCAGCAGACGAAACGAACAAACCTGCCATTGGGCCAACACAATCGGCTCTAATGCCCATGAAGATCACTCCACAACCATTGTCAATAACACAATTTGTCTTGATGAGTTCAGACAGATCATGCACGACACCATCCTTGTCCACGATCTCAGTGTTGCTTAGTTCTTCAATAGGTTTGATACCCAGGATGTCTACCAGCTCCGCAATCTTGCGGAAGGCTTCTCTCGTCTCAGCATCAAATCGAATAATAGTCATTTTTGTTTCTCCTTTCTGTCGTGCTGCTACAGGACTCGAACCTGCCCCTCTGAGACTTTCCCAGTGTGCTCACCACATAACACTAAGCAGCTTGTTACCTGACCAGGGCAACCCAGCCGTTCGATGAGGGTGTCTTGGTCGAGACACTTTGTGCTATCGAGCAACCTCATCGTCAAGCGCTCCCAGACTAGGACTCGAACCTAGTCCGACAGGGCCAAAACCTGCCGTGCTACCATTACACTATCTGGGATTAAACCCAGGTAGTCCCGGAGGACACCTGGGAACTAGGTGTTACACATGTGCAACGTCGGAATGGTGAGACTCGAACTCACGACCCCCTGGTCCCAAACCAGGTGCGCTACCACTGCGCTACATTCCGTTGGAAGGGGTGCTGTTGACTGACGAAACAAAACCATCACACAAAAATTGTCAGCCCTAGGGTGCTACCCCGCACGTGACCCCCGTCACGGCAACCGGCACGTCCGCTTGATCAGAGCGGCAGGCGGCTATGGCCTAATCATCCAGCATCGTCCGGTGCTTGGTGGTCCCCTCGGTGAGAGTCGAACTCACACTCCTTTCGGAACCCGGGTTTGAGCCGAGCGCGTCTGCCTGTTCCGCCACAAGGGGTGTGCCTCTGAGTCGCGGCGACGATTGTTAGTTGAACTCTCAGAGGCTATTCAGTTGTGATGGGTTTAGTATAGAGTCACCGTTTCTAAGCTGTCAACACCATACTAAGTGATGCGTGTCACGGCTTGTAGTACACAGCCACACGACGGCTACCCGTCATCATGCCGACAGGCAGGAACCCGAAAAGCTGAGTGCTCGTGTAGAACTCTTCCAAGGTACACGCACACCAACCGCTCGAAGTACGGACGTAGGTTTCCAGCGACCCACCGAGAACAGTGCCCAGAGGGTAGTTCTCAAGGTCAGTAGGGGACTTGATTGACTCGAACTGCATCATTCCAACCCAAGGTCGATGACAGTAGCGATATAGTCGTTATCCTCGTACTCGTTGATGAGTTCATTAACAAGGTCGAGATCGCTCCACAGCTTCTTAGGGACTGCTGGGGCAGTACGAACCCAGTAACCGTCATTGACCTTCAGGAATGGGCCAAGAGTACCCGAGATAACGACACTGCCTCGGTCTGTGATCGCCGCGAAGTCCACACAGGATTCGACATCCCCGACATTGCCTAGCCCGTTTGCCTCTACGAACCACACCTTTAGCTTAGTAATAGGCATATTACGCAGCTTCATGTAGTTCGTCTGTGTTTCGTTGTAGAGCTTAGTAAACTCGTTGTTAGCCATTATCGTTCTCCTTTGCAAGTTCGATCAGTGTTTCAGCGTATGCCTTCACCTTGAACCAATCCTTGTCCTCACGCTCACCAGGGCGCTCACAAGGATGAAGCGGCTCCATGCTGTCGTTATAGCAACGCTTAGCGATTGTGTAGATACGCTTCACAAGTGCCAGTTCACCATTATCCATTATTCTCCTTCTTTCAGTTCAGAGTATTTCCAATGACCGATGTTTCCGTACGTAAACTCGATGATGCAATCTTCACGCTTACGTCGATGTGAAGCCCTATGGCTCGCAATACCCAGGTAGTTAAACTCCCTATCACAGGTATAGCAATAGCAGTCCTTAGTCACCCGTGCTCGCATCAGCCCTGCCTCTCCACAAAAACTTCATCCGTTTCTGGGTACCAATAGATGTTGACACAGTGTTCTTCACCTTCAAGCATCACGTCAGCGCTGATGCTAACAAAGGGAGGCTCGTCGGTATCAAACACAGTACCTACAAGTCCAGTAATCATTTTGTTCTCCTTTCAATTGCTGATGTATTTATACTAATGTGCTCTGCCCACACCTGTCAACAAGTAACAGCGTGACATGTACCACATCATCGTGGGGACAAAATAAAACCCCTGTGCCTCAAGCCAAGCACAGGGGTTTTATCGGATCAGAGATCCATCAACTGGTAATGACCAGTCTAGCACATCAACAAGAGAGTGTGCAACTCTAGTTGAGTGTGATGTGGCTCATGATTGCCAATAAATTGGACTCAAAGCAGCAAGAATGGTAAGCACCATGAGTGCATAGAAGTTCCACTCGCTACACAAGTCCTTAATACGAGCAACAAAGATGAGGGCAGCGACAAACGCACAGAATACAAGCCAAACAATAGTCACACTTCCACCTCCGTAATCTGACCTGCCAACGAGTCAGCGACATCATAAGGGGTTTCACCCTTGCCGGGATACATGTCATCGAGAGCGTCAGAAGTCAACTTCCAACCGTCCCAATTATCACCGTTCACCCAGTCACAGACTTCGTAAGCAATGCTTTTCTCTAGCAGCTCCATCAGCTTACTATTAGTGATGATGAACCTACTATCACCGACGTACTCGATTCCATCAATCACGGTAGCACCTTCCATCCTTCGCCGTCTCCAATCTCCTTTTTCAACTCTTCATCAGAGTGTGCTTGATTAGTCCACAAGTCCTTCGCGTGGACCCAGTAGTCTTCCATGTCTTCACCGATGGACTTTAGATAACGAACGTCATCAGGACTAATCAGCACAGCTCCGGGTGCAAGCCGATGGAACGGAATAGTCAACTCACTGAAATTGATAATCATTCTCGATTCTCCTTTGCTTCAACAAGACGGTACTTAGCAATCGCGTAATCCTCCTTCTCGTCACGCACGAACTGACCAATACGGCCAATGCCACCCCAACCCATCTTCTCAGACAGGTAGGCGTGGACGATCTTGTACTTACGGCCACTACCAGTCTTGATACTGCCTGTCTTCTTATTGAAAATCACGTAGATTTCCTCAGCAGGTTCAATCATCAGTTCTCATCTCCACTCGTCTGAAGGTCGATGTCCGGCAGCAGTTCTTCAGGACGGAACGCAACCTTATAGTGGAATGTATCGACAGACGAAGCATCCATCTGCTCCACAAAGTACGTCACATTATCCGAGATACCCAGAAAATGCTTCTTGTACTGATCATCACCCGTCTTACAGGTGACTTCCAGCTGGTTGTCTTCCTTGTCCTTCGTGATCGAGCATAAACCCTCGATGCTCAGCAGGTACTTGTCCGTAATGCCATTGACGAACACAATGCGTCGCATCACCTTGAAGTTGTCGCTCTCATAGCTAATGTTGCGCGAAGCAGTGTCAGCCGCGTTACACGCAGCCAACGAAAGCGCCGCAGCAACAGCAACGACAGACCCGATAATCTTACTCTTCTTCATCATTTCTCCTTAGACGTGAACACCATAGTAAAAGACACAACCAGCAAGGCAAGCAAGAGACACACAGAGCATAATCGTGCCAGCCGCAACAACCTTAGCGCCCCAATTGTAGACCTCATCGAGCATCATTCCGAGAAGTGCCACTGCAAAGCCGAGGATAAGCAGCCCAACAGCAAAAGTCAACATTACTTCTCATCTCCCTTCTTAGTAAACATGCTCATAAAGCTATGGTCGTCTTGATATTCCTTTAAGAAGATGTTGTTCGCAACAGCCAGCAAACCAATAGGCTTGAGATCATTCTCCGTATCCAGGAAGAAGTTACGGTACTTGATGAACCGACCGTCCAGAACTGTCTCACCGTTCACAGCATCCCGGCACTTTTGCAGCGCATTGTTGTGCCGCTCGGCAATGTCATTGATCGCTGGTTGACGGAAAGCGACAGACATTGCCTCCTTCTTCAAGTGGTTATCGCCCTGGATAGTGCAAACAAAATCTACTCGATCTTCACTACAGAACCCATCGTTAGACGGGATAAACCAATCATCATAGGTCTTCACGAAGCTGAATGTGCCTTCCTCGAAAAACTCAAGATCGACAATCCAACCGGCAGGAAGTTCATCCAGAGCAGCTTCAAGCACCTCTGTATTATGAACCAAATCAATATGGTCCGTATCAACTGAAACAATCATTTTGCTTCCAACCTTTCATAGCGTTTCATACTGTCAAAACCATCGAGTATGCCAAGAATACGCGGATGTTTGCTAAATCTTGAGAGATGTTCTGTATCAGGATTGCCAGCAACACCCTCAAAGAACCCGAAGATGTAGTCATTGGCCCACTGCCTGTACTCGACAGCTCCCTGAATATTGGCATCCAACACACGTTTCTTCAGCATGGCATCGTAGCCATACTCATCTGAGAGAGCGACCCTCCAACAGTATTTAAGAAAACTAATAATGTCATTTTCACCGACAATTGTGAGCCTACCTGTATCCGCGTCAGATTCCAGATACGCCAGACACCCGTATATCTCCGCAATACACTTCAACGACTCGTTGATAGCCCGCGCATCCGAATGATCTCTGTAGATTGCTAAGTACTCTACCTGAGAAGGATTGCTGTACTCGACACCGTAATCATCCATCAGTACATCGTTGCCGAGGACAATCTGACCTCTACGGAAGAAATAAGCGGCCAATTCAATAGGGTGTCTCATGCTCCGATCACCCAGCGCACCACATAAGTAACAAAGACGATGAACGCGCTAACGGAGGCCAGTACATCAGGCCAGATTCTAAAGCCCATATCCAACTTATGCTTGAACCGTGCAAGTAGTGCGAAAGCAACACTAACACCGGCCCAGACGACAGTCAGGACAAGATGCAAAACGCTCATTACCAACTCTCCTTTCAATAGTAACTTGTTGAGTAGTGGGGTCAACCGCGACGGTTAGAACATGGGTATGGGGGTGCTCTTTTAGAGGTATTTCAACCTCTACCTCAAAAGGCTCCGTCTCGTTCCAAGCATTTCTCAACTCCTGTAGAACAGCAAAACGAGGGCTAAAAGTCAAGTCGTAGCACAACCTATGAATACCCCAAGGTGAGAACTCAAAGTCCCACTCGTGTCTTATTAGCTGGGCCATTAGTAACCCTTATGCAGCAAGAACACGTGGTCACGATGACGTAACATACTCACGAACATCTCATCATGAGTGCGGTCCCCTCCGTATCCACTCACCCAACCGTCGTTCCGCAGCATCCATTCAACACCGGCGATCACGATGATGGACCCGGCAACCATGTCGCGCACGTCATCAGGGGTCTTGATCACGGTTCCTGTGTACTTGCCACCAAAGTTGTACAGCTTGATAGGTTCCTCGTTATCGTACAGAACAGCCCGCATCCCCAACTGTGCAGCAAAAACCGCGTTGGTTACAACTTCTAACTTATCGTACTCCTTGGTATACTTTGCCAGTGTTTCTTCAATCGTCTGCATTTTTCATTTCCTTCCTTGTGATGTTTTTTAGTTGAAAACCCTATGGCCTTGGTCGATGACCTCAAACGGGTGAGTACGACACAGCTGCTCCATAGCGTCTTCACTGTAGTAGTTGCCCTTGTTGTCCAACCAGTAGTAGGTCAGCTCACCAAGGACTAGGAAAAATGACTTGTGTAGCCGTTCGACACGGATGCAGGCACCACTACTGAGGTTCCGTATCATCTACGTCACATCCCTACGTGAATGATCTTCGGCTTGACAAACTGCTCACGCATAAGCTCAGCGAACTGTGAGTGAGTGTATGCATCTCCAATGTATGTAATCCACGGCTTCTGCTCGAACGTATCTAGGATACGAAACACCTCCCAGTCTTCAACGATGATAAGTGTTCCTGAGTTCAGCTCTTTAGCGTCCGCAATAAACAATTCACCGTTGTTGTCGATGCACTCAAACTGTGTGCCTGTCAGCTCAGGTTCCTTGAACTCCTTTTCGAGCTTCTTACGGAACTCTTCAACAGCATCGTCAATCATCTTCTTAATGTTGTTGTTGGTCATCAGATCATTCCTTTCGGGGTAAAGTGTCGGGGGTCAAAGACAACTTCGACAGGTCGTCCGAAGCCAATGATATCGGTGAGGAAGTCGTACACACTCTTTGCTTCTCCATCCGAGTTTGTCCACACCCCGTGCAGCACACCAACACCATAGGGCTTCGAGTAGAACCACTGTCGGCTCTTGAAGTAGACCATCGTGCTGGGTTCAAGAAGGTCGCCGTAGAATATTGTGACGCGAGGGTTAGGGCGTGAGTCATCTACAACCTTGATCTTGGTTTCCCACACCTCGATCAGCAGGTTCGCGTACTTGTCGCTCAGCTTAAACATCTTGTCTGTCATTTGTTTTCTCCTTTCGTTGATGGTTTAAGTATAGGAGAGTGGGATGGTAGAAGTCAAGATGGTAGCATGTGATTTAACCCACTAAGAGGTATGTGCCAATAGCTGGGAAATGTGTAAATGGGTATGACACCCCCTCCATCTTTACACTTACTAAGCATTTGATTTTTTAGTTGCTTATTTTTGCCCTCGTTTTACCCACCTGTCAAGCACCCTCCCCGCTACCTACCCTCCAACCCGGCCCATATCCCCTAACGCATATCCAGACCCAGCTCACCCTAACCCCGTACCCTAACCACGGACAAACCCACTAACAAAATTTAGGTATACCTAACCTAACTACCCTCCCCCTAACTACCCAAACCCTAACCTAACTTAGGCTTACCTAACCTAACTTACCCTTGCCTTACCTCGTCACCCCCTCACCAACTAGCAACAACTGCAACGAACTGCAACCAACCAACACAACCAACGGCCCCTAATTTTCGCCTCGCGTAGTCCCCCTATTTTTTCTACACACTAAGAATATTATTTACACACAATAACTAATTTATTAACGTGTAATATCTAGGATAAATAAACATTATTAGTAACTATCTATATCTATACTTAATTATTTTATTATTATATTATCATTATTATTTATATATTAATAAAATTAAAAACGCTCGCGTAGCTGCGTACGCGCGAGGGTTGCATAACTATGCATGAGGCTGCATAATATGCACTCCCCTGCAACCCTCCCCCTCCCTAATTGTCCTGACATTTACGCTACGCTATCTCTAAGCGCCTATCACCCCCTTAAGGCTATCCACATACCCCTACACCCCTCTAATGCCCTTAAAACGCTCTCTAGACCCCTTAAACACGATGCTATCCACCTACACCCACCCTCCAACCCGTCCCATGCTCGCATATGCCCTCGCGTGTAACATACAAACCACCAAACCACCATCTCAAACGTAAAACTATCCACATTGTGAGATGTCAAGCAACCACCAATTCACTTGACACCCCCCCCCTGTCGCACGATAACCAAGCCCCGGAATGTTACCAACGACACATCAACAAACTATTGACAACCAACAAACAACGTGCTATTCACGCGCGCGCTTCCTTATTCCTACCTGCCCTACCTGCCCTTAAACAATGTGTCCCTAATCACATGTTTTCATGTTGACAACCAGGAACCAAGCCACTAGTCTTTAAGTATCGGCAAACAACAACCCGAAAGGAAAGGCCGAAAATGAGAACCTCGTTCGCGTGCGACCTTGAGACAATGGAACGCCTCGTTAGCTTTGAACGTGAATACTCTGAGCACTACTCTCTCCCTACTGATAGCGCACGTAAAGCCGCTATCCATCGCGAACACGAAAACCGACGCACTGCAAAGCGTATCGCGGCCATGTTCCACGATATGATCGACCTGTCGATCAAGATCAACGATGAGGCATTGCGCGGATACCTTGACCGTGATCTGGCTAACACCGCTGTTGCAGCATTGACCGCGCTGGGGCGTTCGATCAACAAGTGACGGACAACACAGTTTAGCGGGTTGACAATAACCCAGCAACCCGCTAAACTGAGAGTATCAACAAAGACAACCCGAAAGGTGAAAACAATGATCCGACTTACCATTGACGATGAAGCCCGCGCCCTGTCGGCATGGGCACACGCCGAAGTGCTTTACGTAGGTAAAGACGTTATTTTTGCCCCGCGTTGGGCGGTGTGCGTCTGGCTTGCACCCGACGGGCACTTGTACTACGTGAACGATAGCGACCTGGCTAACATGCCCCTCGGTATCGACGCTGATACCCGCGAACTCTACTGAGCAACACACACACACACATAGAAAGCGAAAGCAAAAATGCGAGATACGACACACGCAATTGTTACCTGTTGGACCGAGTACCGTACCCCTAGCGGGCGGTGGTCTAAGGTCCGACACGACGAAACCACCGAGGAATTCAAGCCCCACAACCTGCGCAATTTCTTCTCTGCAAAGTTCCCCGGAGAGCGACGAGGTTACGCCTACACGGAGCATGGCTATCTGCCCGTGAGTGTGACCGTTCCGTCCCCCGATGGAAGTGAGCGACGCGTTTACAAGTTCGCCTATTACACGGGGCCGCGCGAGGTCACAACGTACACATACGAAGACTAATTAAGTCTTCAACTTCCCCCGCTTAATGGTGAGTGTCAAGGTTGGTTCAATCCCAACCGGGGGAACGATGCGACACAACCGAGGTGTTGCACAAAACGAAAGGCAAAGACAATGGCACACACTTTCAAGACGGATCCGTGGCACGTCAAGGAAGCGCGCGGCGTTGCGTGGCATCCCACGCAGTTCGCCCGCGAACACTCGCCCTACACTAAGGCCCGCCGCGATATCCCAAAGCGTATTAGGGCACGCGAGCGCCGCGAGATGGAACGCATTGCCCGCGATATGGAAGCGTGGGGCGATTACTACCCGACCGGCGCAACGTTGCGCGAGTTTGCGACTGATACCGACCGTGACGGTTGGCAGCACTGACCAACAACCCAACACAAAAGGACAAAGACAATGGGTATTCTCGAAAACATTGATAGCGCCGCATGGGACTTGCTACACAACCGGGTGAGTGGTTTTTACCCTGTCGCACGAAACTTTAACATTGCCGAAAATGGCAACCACCCGATCTGCAATAGTCGCTTTGATGTGTACTCTTACACAACGCGCGTTGCAATGGTGAACAAGAACGAAAATGGTGACTGGGATACGTTTGTCCATCGTGACGCTTTCCACCATTCCACAACTACTAGCAAGCATGTTAGGCGTTTCGTGTCGGCAATGGTTGGCCGTGTTGACTGGGACGCACTCTACAAGGCGTGCAACCGTGAGTGCGACAATGAGACTATTCACGGTAACGGCGCGCAGTTTATCAACGTTAGGGAGGTCGCCTAAATGACTATTAACGGTTCCCTGTTGTCGGTGTATCCCGATCAACGCCTGTATGGTACGCGCCCGCTTGGTAGTCGGTACTTCCTTAGCGAGGGTATGCGAGGGTATATGATTACCAACTCATTCACGGGTAAGGTTGTTTGCACGTGGGATAGCGACGGTAATCTGTATGCGACAACCGAGGGCCTTACACCCTATGAAAAAGCGCTGATTACCCGCGTACTGCGCATGTGGCGACACACGCCGCGTATTCTATGGGACGTGTGGGACCGACACGCAACAAAGATTCAAGACAAATGGGGACGACAGTACGCGCTGGTGAGTGTGCCTTAAAACACACTCTGACAACTTGACAACAACAGATCAACAACCTACACTAGAAACATAGGCACAAAGCCTACAAACCAACAAACAGAAAGCGAGACACAAACCATGCGAGTCAACAAAAACACGATGAATGTCATCAAGACGGCAACAGCGACCAAGATCACGTTCCGAAAGATGGGAGCGGACTACGGCGATAATCCGAGTGTGCTTGCCGCAATTGACGCAGTAGTGATGGCCCTGGATGGGCTGTCCGATGCGGTAGTCATGAGCGAGATTGAAGCCTAACCACGTCCCACATGGGACAACCCGGCCATGATGGTATGTCAATAAGGGTTCAACCCCCTTGCCGGGTACGATGCTAACAACCGGTTAGCAACACAACAACAACAGCCGAAAGGTAAAAACCATGTGCAATGAATACGCATACGAGGTCGCTAAGGCCCTGCTCTACCCGGAACTGTCGGTAGAGTTTGCAGCGGACGTTATCAACGGTAACGTTTTCGGTAGTGATATCTGGGATGAAGTTTGCACTCTGACCGGAGGTTGGTGCAATGACGCTAACGTGTTTGTCGCATGGGACAAGATGGGGCGTCCCGATGAATGGGAATATCTGGAACCTAACTATGATATGGAACGTGACCCGGCCTGTCGCCGCGCAATAGTCGCTAACGCGCGCATCTCTGCAATGGCTGAGTGCGTGGCAGATGCGCTTGGTTATGTCGTTGACGAAATTATCGTTAACGAGGGTTGGAAGTGCATCCCTATTGAAGAATGGGACGGTGATATCAACAATGCCGCGTGGTTGCTAGATGGTTGCGACGTATTGGACGTTTACACCGAAAGTTGTCTAATCAAGCCTAACGGAAAGTGAGAACTACCATGTTGCCTAATTGGTATGGTATCCCCGATATTGGTTTTGAGTGGCGCGGTGCTTGGAATGACCCTATGTTGCACTACAAGGGGCATGTGTTTAACGCCCATGACATGCAAGACGGGTTGTGGGAGAACTACCAGGAAGATCTGGAAACTGGGTATACGTCCCTTGAGTGGGAGGAATATGTCATGGAAAACGCAACCAGGTATCTTGACGATGCACTACTTTTTGAGCGGGAGGAATGGTAAACATGATTATGCTAGGAATTATCGGCCTCGTCGTCGCTGTTGGCCTTATCTATATGGGCTTTAATGGTGACTCTGACCTGACATGCTTCCTGGGTATCCTGTGTGGTGGAATGGTGGGACTCTGTAGTGTTATCTCTATTCTTTATGTGATTGGGTTGGTGCACTAACATGTGGGAAGAATTGCTAAGTGTCATTAGTGACCGTTACTACCCGCTAGAATCTATGCAGGAACACGTGGCGGGGTATGTTGATCCTAACCAAGGATGGGACCTGTCGCTGATTAACCCTTGGTTTATCGAACGTGGCTATGAGTTTGTGTGTGATCTTTGCCTGTTCTCTGAGAATGAGCCTAGCGGTTTGTATGTCAACATTGAAGGGTACGTGTGGCGTTGTCGCACTAATTCCGCTGACAATAGCATTTATTGGTACTGGGAGTCCGATAGCGAGGGCATTAGCCTAGACGATGTGCGTTTCTTGCATGGATACGCACATATGTTTATCTGGGACGCTGACTCACAAACTTGTGAGCTAGTTAACATGGCAGAATGACTGCCAACCTGATACACTAGAACTATCAACCAGAGACAACCGAAAGGTGAAAACAATGATTCAGACACAGTTCGCACACACGATTACCGTTCCCGATGAATGGAAGCATGAGGGACACACTTACCAAGTGACTCAGGATGAATGGGCAGAGTGCCCTACTGAATGGCTTGACAGCGCCGATGCACTGTGTGTGCTGGGTGGTCCGCATAATTGCATCTTGCATCATCCCGCCGAAACGGACTGCCCGGCAATGCACGCCCTTGACAACTTCCATGAGGAAAATGACCGTCTGCCTACTCAGGAAGAGTGGGAGAATCTTTGCCCTGATTACTGGGTGTACCTTGGTTGGCACGGTGTGGACTCTGACCGTCTGTTTGCGGCCGCGTTCCGTAAGGATGTGTGGCCTACCAACCCTTGCGAGTCATGGGTGCATGAATACAGTCTTTGGGCTGATGGGTATGTCTGGGTTGTGTCGGATACAACCACGGGTGATTCTCTGGCAGGTATCTACGCCGATAGCGAGGAAGACGCTATCAAGCACTATATCGAAAACTATCAGTGAGAAAGTAGGAAAAACAATGACTGACATTAACATTGCACTCACCGTCGCACTTGACTGGGATACCCGATTCTGTTTCACTAGCAAGGAACTGGGAGTCAGTAAGGGTGAATATGACTACGTTACCAAGAGTGGCGACCTGCGCATTAGGGAAGACTTTGAGGCTATGGCCGCTGAAGCCGTGGACGATCTGCATGAGCCTATTACAGTGCTTGGTAGGACTCTCAAGGCGAGTGACATTGCTAGGGAGATGCTTAGCGACGACTGGGAAGCATATGTCAACAGTTGCATTGCTCACCTAATCGCAATGGAAGAGATTAAGGAAGTCTGGTAGTGTTCGCGGTCGCCTACTATGGCCTGTTTTTTCTGTCCTTACTACTGCCTGTCGGTGCATACTGTCACCGCGTAGAACGCCGGGACAATAACAATGGCGATTAACTTGGAAGAACTAATGGCACTACCTATAGCACCTAAGCCGCTACCCGTTGTTATCCCGGCATGGGAGATAGGTGTAAATTACGGCTTAGTGCATGGGCAAGACGACTACAACTGACAACAAACAGAAAGTGAGAACAACAATGAACACTGAAAACCTCGTCAACAATATTACTAAGCTCAACGCCGAGATTACGGCCCTGACCGAGGCACGAGACGCACTCAAGGCTGAACTGTGCGCACAGTTCAACGCAGGGGACAAGATTCAGGTCGGCGATACGCGCGTGACGTTCGCTACCCGAAAGACTATCAACGCCGCCGCCGTGGAAGCGCTGCCCGCGTTTAAGAAACTGCCAAAGGCAGTGCGTGAGTCGGTTTATGACAAGCCTAAGTTGAATACTAAGAAACTTGCCGCGCTTGATCTTCCGATTGATCTGTCGCCCGCTACTACCGTGTCGGACGTGTACGCAACGTTCCGATGAATTGGAAGCAATACGGGACGGGCGACGGTGGATACACTGTCGAACAGGTGGAAGCCGTCGCCCGTTCCCTTGAGGAACAGGAACTGCAAGAATATTCAACCATGTGGCTTGAGGCGGTACGACAGATGCGGGCCGCTGAGATTATCCACAACAACCTAGGTGTGGGAGCCGAGGTCGAACTGCCTAACGGCATGTCAATTTATATTGAAAGTGAGTAATCAAAATGTTTAGCAACTATGTTGACGGCGACACATTCAACCAGCGCGAACTGGATAGCGACGTTTTCGCGGAATGCTTCAACGCGAATGAGATTGACGGCTACCGACGTAGCAAGGACTCGGAGGAAGACTGTTACAACGCTTGGGAGTATTGGGACGAGAAGGGCCTGTTCTCTGACTGGCTGGAATGGCGTTTTGAGGAAGATGGCTACCTCGGCTATGACGACAACCCGCAAGACGGAATGTTTGTCTGGATGCAAGACTACGAACAGTGTGTCGTCCTGCCCGGCGACAATGAATTGCCGTCCGACGTGGTTGCTATGTTTGACCGTGACTCACTGTATGAAACTGTCTATGCGGAGGGTATTGTCCGTGACGGTGTTTTCTACGCCACTACTATTGCGAGGGAGCTTGACTAATGAATATCAACACACTGTCTGAAACCGGCGAGATTACTGTCTTCCAAGACGCTGACACGGGCAACACGTATATTGTGGAACCAGTGCTGGGAACTACGGAACCTATAGATATGGCAGATGAACCTTATCTGTTTATTGGGGACTGCGACGACTTTATGCAGTCCGATAACCCCGTGTTCAAGACGCTTGGTAGGTATATTGCAGTGCATGATGAAACACCCGCCAACGTGGGAGAATACGCTAAGTTGTTCAAGGGTGAACTGTGCTCACACTTCAAGTGCGTCGATGGGTGGGAGGACTATGACTTTATTGAGTCATACGGGCAGATTCTAGCGGTCAATAAGCGGCTAGGGAGCGCTGAAGAATGGCTGAACTATCTCAACATGTGGGACGACGGGGAAGTATATTCTGTCCTCGACTGTTCGACCGGAATTAAGGTCACTGACATTTACGCTGAATACCATGAGGATGCACTTGAGCTTTATCTCAGGGACGGGGAGCTTGCATCACTGAAGGCACGAGTCAACAAGGTATTGGAGGACTAACTAATGGACAATGCTTATATTCAAGTGTTGACAGACGGGACAGGTATCGTTGTGTCCCATGACTTTGATATGGGTATCGGTGTCATTGCGGGACCACGTATTATCGCCCGTCTTACCAAGGAACAGGTCAAAATGATTAGGGAGGCTAACTAATGAATCTTGAAGAATTGACTAAGATGTATAGCGACGCTTGTATGCGCGCGGTGGAAGATGCTATCCATGAGCTTACTAACAAGTGGGACAGTAAGGTAGTTGACCTGTTGAACGCGGGTGAGTACCATATCTGTGCTGAGTTGTACGGGGATAGTCTGAGTATTCTCGCCTATATTGGCAAAGACGGCTACTACGGGTATGAGCGCTATCTTAACTCTGACATGCAACGCGACGTTCAAGAAGTGTTCGACAAGCTAGGGGCACAAGTTGTTCTCAACGCAATGGTTTACTGCGGCTGGGAAGAAACTACGCAGACAATTACTTACAGGATCTACTAAATGACTTTCTCGCCGCGCCACTACCAGGAACGTGTACTGGAAGGACTGGCAAACAGCAAAACGCCGTACACGGGCCTGTTAGGCGCGGGCCTTGGTACGGGCAAAACGGCAATGAGCGTGTGGAACGCCCTCAACGCTTTCGGTAGCGCTATCGGGGAACAGCTTATCCTCATTGTCGCCCCTGTCCGTACTGAGAGTGGTTGGCGCTCGCACTGGAAGACGCTCGCCGGAATTGACATGCGCACGCTGTCTGGTAAGAAAACTAAGTCTGCCCTTGCAGTGTGGGACGATCTGGAAGCACGCAAACCCGGCGTGTACTTTATTACGTGGGAGCTTATGCGCTCGCGGAATAAGGAAAAGCGCTGGGACGGGCGCGCCAAAAAGTACGTCTATAAGAGTATGCCTAAGCCGTTCTACGGTGTAGAGTTTGGCATGGTTATTGCCGATGAATGGCACCGTGCGTGCAACCACTCGTCGCTCAACTTTGACGTTGCTCGACACATTCAGGCACAGTACCGCCTTGCCCTTAGTGCAACACCCGCTGGGAACAAGCCCTGCAACATTTGGGCGGCGTTGAAGTTCCTGTGGCCTAACCACTACGGTGGTTACTGGGACTTCTGCGAGCGATTCTTTAAGGTGGAAGTCAACCCGTGGTCGGCCTATGGCAAGGACTTTTCGGGAGAACGTTCCCCCGGCATGGTCCGTCGTGGAGCCCCGTCCTACCATGAAGTCTCACAGGCTGAGGCTAACCCTGAACTGCCCGGCGTGATTATTCACCGCGTGGAAGTCGAACTATCCCGTACACAGCGCAAGCTATATGACGATCTGGAACAGAAGGCACTCACGTTCCTGGGAGAATACCCGCTTGCGCTGAGCATCCCAATGGAACTTGACCTGAGGTTGCGGCAAATGACCTTGGGAGTCCCCTCGTTCAACGAGGAAGGCACTGTCGATTATAAGGAAGATTGCAAGTCTTCCAAGCTCGACGCAATGATGGATATTATTGCTGACCTGCCTGAAGATGAACCTGTCGTAGTGTGGGTGCATAGCCAGAAGTTCATTAAGGCGGCACTGTACCGTCTGAAGAAGGCCGGGATTAAGGCTATTGAAGTCTCTGGCAAGTCGCGTGGTGACTTCCATGCCATGATTAACGGGGACGTGCGCGTTATTGTCGCGCAGCATGAGGCCATGTCTGAAGGCGTTGACGGCCTTCAGCGAGTGTGCCATACTGAGATTTGGCTGAGCCAGTCAAATAGCCTTGTGATTAACGAACAGGCAACTGGGCGTTTGAACAGGCAGGGACAGACACAGCCTGTTAACCGTTTCCTGATTCAGGCAACCGATACGGTGGACGACCGTGTTCTGGGACGCTTGCAGGAACGATTTGACAAGCTGAAGGCATCTGGACTAATCTAATACTGAAACAACAAACCAACAAACTGAAAGAGAGAACAAATATGTCTGATAACAACAAGTCCTGGTCCGCTAACGTTGACCCCTACTTCATCTTCTGTATCGCGTTTGCGATTGTGGGAGTCTGGTTCCCCGACCACATCATGTGGGTTGTGTGGGTGTTTGTGGGATACGTTGCCCTAATGGTTATTGTGGCAGTCATTGCACTTATCGTTGCAGGTGTTGCACTCTACAAGGCAAGTAAGTGGTTCTGAGCCATGCAGATTATCCAGTTCAACCACAAGACGGTAGCCAACCTCCTGAAGAAGTCAGTAGAAGAACACTGGCTTGAAGACAAGGATGCCTATATCCGCTTCACGGATGGGAGTGTTGTGTGTATCCACATGCTTAACCCTAAATGGGAGACTTACGTGTCACTGAACGAGCGTACGGAAAAGGAAAGCACCACCAATGGTGTGTCGTTTACCGACGAACAGGAGATTCACCTGTGGTACCCAAGCACGGGCGAAGAGCGTTTATTCACGTCGCGTACCGTGATGATTGGTTTTGACTTCGTGAACTACTATGTGACTGACAGGCTTAACTATCCAACTCGACAGTACGTTCCTATTGTCGAACTGCATTACTATGAAAAGGGAGAAGACATTGCCCGTAACGATTCGTGATATTTACGCACCCCCGCTTGGTTTTGGTTGGGAGAATCTTCCCACCCGTTACGTCAAGCGACAGTATCTTGACATTGAAGACGGTCTGGTCACTACGCCTAGCGGCGCAGTCCTGGGTACTGGCACGCTGCCTAACGGACGGCTTGCCCTGCTCAACGACAGGGGCACCGTGTGCGCTCAGTGGTGGTCCGCTAAAGATGAGATGGTTGTCATTGACCCGTTCGACAACCGTGTGTTTATCGTGCCTTCTGTCGATGACCTGAAGTGCAATGCGCGGGAGATGACCTCGGCACAGATCGACATCAAGGCAGCGCGCCCGCTGGACCTGTCGATCATGTGGACCGACCCTGTTGCAGGTGAGTGCGGTTTTGACCGGGACGATCTCTCGATTGGTGAGCACCACTACTACACTGACCGTCTGAACGGTACTGTTCTCCTGGGTCTCGTGGAAGACGCGGACGGTAACTACGTGGTGTCTCGTAACTCGGTGCTGTGTCGTCTGCTGCGGTACGTGGATGGTGATCGTTTCGCCTTCAGTGACTACCGTAAGAAGGCTATTCCGGGACTGCTGAATGATAACGGTGGTCTGTCGGACTTTGCCCGTAAGGTGCTGCTGTGGGCTAATAATCTGACTGATGAACAGCGGGAGATTCTTTCTCGATGAGAGAGTACATTCAAGCGGCGCGGGATGAGGCCGCTAAGTCACGGTGCGACCGTGCCCATGTGGGGTGCGTGATTGTTGATCGTGCGACGGGACAGGTGGTGTCGAGCGCGTTCAACGAAACACCGCACGGCTTGGAGCCGTGCGACACGGGCGGGCACCGGATTGTGGACAACCACTGTGTGAACACTGTTCACGCGGAACGTAACGCGATTAGGAAGATGACAGAACACGGGAGCGAGTACACGCTTTACGTGACTCACTACCCATGCCAGGGTTGTGCTCACCTTATCTCGTCATGTCCTGAGATCGTAGAAGTTGTGTACCTCGGGGACTACAACAATTCCAGCGAGGCGACTGCTCTCCTGAGTGGCCTGTCGAAGGGGGTTCATCGTGGGGAAGAATAAGCTCACCTTGGAGATTCCTCCCGGCTGTTTGTTCACGGCTATTGAACTGGACAAAATTGAGAAGACGGGGTGGTATGTCAAGGGAAATGAGATCATGTGTCGTACGACGACAATGCCGGGCATTGGTACCCGAGCATTGCGCAAGGTTCTCGAACCGGGAGACTTTCTGGTTCTCATTGAGTCTCCACTAGATGACTTGCATAATTTTGCGTGGAACATGTACGTACTGAAAGAGGGAGAGTATTGGAGGTGGTTAGAGCGTGAGTGAAATCTACGACCGTATTGTACGGGAGTTGACGAAGCCGTCTGAGCGTGACAAGCAACGTAAGGTTGGTCCGTCTGAGCTGGGAGACCTGTGTGAGCGCTGCTTGGCAGAAAAGCTGCTGGGTGTGCATGTGGAGGAAAAGACGTACCCTCTTGCCCCGATGATTGGGACCGCGTTCCACTTGTACCTTGAGACGACACTGGGGCTAGAAGATTACCTGAAGGAAACAAAGGTAACAGTTGGCGAGATTGAAGGGTATGGAGCGATTCGTGGGACTGCTGACGGGTTTGATTTTAGGAGCGGACATGTTGTTGATTACAAGGTCTTGTCGAAGAAGAAGATCAAGGCTTTCTCGTCTGCAACGTTCTTCGATGAGGACCGCAACCCTGAGTTCTATTCGGACTCGATGACCGAAGGCCAGCTCAAAAAATACTATTACCAGATGCAGTTGTATGGTCTGGGCATGGAGAACGCTGGGTATGAGGTAAATCACACTTCCCTGATTTTGTTTCCCAGGGATGCTACGATAGAATCTGTCACAACGGCAACTCACGAGTTGTGCTTCAAGTACAACCGAGAAGCCGCCCTGGCTGTCCTGGAACGTGCCAACGAGATTTTCAAGTGGGCCACCAACAACCCGGACAACCTGGGAGAACTCGACAGCCATTCCGGCTGTTATTTCTGCGCTTTCAAGCGCTAAAAGAAAGGAGAAACATGGGAAAGTTCGACTCGTTCCTCAAGGGAATCGATATCGAAGTGTCTGACCCCCGTATCACCACCCCTAAGATCAAGATGCTGATCTACGGCATGTCGGGAACCGGGAAGACTTCGCTCGCAGTTTCGGCCTCAAAGGTTGAAGAGCTGGGGCCGGTCCTCTACATTGACTTGGAGCGCGGTACCGCACCGGCTGCCAAGTACGGCGACCTGGACAACATGCTTGTCGTTCAGCCAGCGGCCTACCAGAAGTTTGCTGAACTCCTTGTCGAGATTAGCAAGAAGAAGGACATGCCGTTCAAGACTATAGTCATCGATACGGTTGACCGGCTTCAGGAGCTTATCAAGTTCCACTTCAAGGCCACGAAACCCAATGACAGCTTTGCCATGTGGGATGCTACCTACGAGAAGATCATTGATCTGGTCAACAAGATCAGTTTCGACATGGGCCTGAACATCATCTGCATCACGCACGAGGCGCGCGAAGTGAACGATGTGTCCCGACTGTCGCTGATTGGCCCCTCGTTTGAGGGCAAACAGAGCTTCAAGAAGCTGCCCGGAATCTTCGATATTATCGCCCGCATGACGTGGGAGGATGTTGGAGACGATGACAATGAAGAGCTGGTCACAGTCATGACTGTCCGGTCTTCGTCTGAAGTGCTGGCAAAGACGCGATTCGACCCGATGCCGTCCATGTCTGGAAACACGACAATGGAGAAGCTCATGGGTTGGGTCCATGAGCATTGTGAAACACAGGGAGTAAAGGAAGAAAATGACGACTAGGTACCTCTCTATTAATGATGCGTCTGAGCGCACGGGGGTTGGTCGAACGACCATCCTGTACCGCATCAACACCGGGAAGTTCCCACAACCCGACGCAATCGTTACTTACAAGCGAACTGCCGCCCTCGGGTGGCTACCTGAAACCATCGAAGATTACAACACTGACAAGAAGGAGAACTGATCATGATTAACTTTGACGAGCTTATGAACCTGGACGTTGCCGAGTCCCTTAGCTTTGAGCCGCTGCCCGAGGGTCAGTACAAGGTGACTGTCGATGCCTGTGAGCTTGGAGAGTCCAAGGCTGGCAAGCCTATGTACACGGTGGACTTCGTTGTCACCGAGGGCGACCACGCATCCCGACAGATTCGTTACTGGCTGGTGCTTCAGACAAAGAAGGGTCTCCACTGGGACCTCCCAGCCTTCTGCAATGCATCTGGTAACGCCTGGCCTGAAGAGCCAACCGCTCGTACTGGTGAGTACTACTACCAGGTCGAACGAGACATCGTTGGTAAGACCGCAACGATCACTGTCGATGTCGAAGACAGCGAATACAATGGGCAGGTCAGCAAGCGCAACAGCATCAAGAAGGTTGAGTGGGACGAGGCCAAGACCAAGAAGAAGTCTAAGGCCAGCCGTATCGAGCTGTGACCATCTTCGGCGGGCCGTATCTTGACACCAGGGTACGGCCCGCCGTACTATATACAAGCAGAAAGGAGAGCAATGAACCTTAAAGAGTTCTTCCAAGCAGTCCTCCCAGACGGTGAAGGCTGGACCCCCATCATCCTCAAGGGTCCGATGGGCGGTCTGACTAACTTCCGGTGGTTTGAGCTGCCAGCGCAGCTCGATAAAATGGTGGCATACGCCGAGGCTAACGCTGATCTGGACGTGTACTACAGCCCCTTTCTCTACACCAAGCCCCCGGCCCTGTCGAACACGAGGCACGCAGCCAAGGATAACGTCATCAAGGCAGCGTGCATCTGGGCAGACGGCGACGACTGCCCCCTCGACAAGCTGAAGATCAAGCCAACCATTACCGTCCAGACCAGCGAGAAGCACTGGCAAGGATACTGGCTACTTGACGACGCCAATGACCTGTCGAACGACATGCTTGAAGCCCTCTCACGAGGACTCTACGAAGCACACAAGAACGACGGCATGGACCGAGGCTGGCCCCTGTCCAAGAAGCTCCGTGTCCCGTTCACCCACAACTGTAAGCGCATCAAGCCCTGGGAGATTACGCTCACAGTCAACGACGAGGCGATCACCGCCGCTGAGTTTGCAGCAGAGTACCCGCCTGTCGAGCGCATGGGTATTGAGGAAGAGGACTTCCCCACCGACATCCCCTCCATGTTTGAGGTGTTGGGCATGGTGAACCGCAGCTACATCACGGACCTGGCTACGGATGACACCTTCAATGATGACGAGGACCGCAGTTCGAAGATGTACCATCTTCAGTGCGCCCTCTGGGAAGAGGGTTGTTCAATTGTTGAAGCATTTGCCGTTGTGCGCGCCACTGAGTTCAACAAGTTTGAGGCAGACGGACGTGGCGACGGCTACCTCTGGAAGCAGATCAATCGTGACTATGCACGTTGGAAGTCTGAGCACGACGGCCCCACGGAAAACGATCTCGAAGCGACAACCCGTATCGGCTCGTCCTACCTGCTGAGTGAATCGCGTGAGCTGTCGTTGCAGGATGTTGACTTCCTACACGGGGACGAGGAAGAACCGATGGGCCTGTTTGTCGATCAGTTCGCGGCATGGGCATCAACCAAGTCTGCAATGGCCCCTAAGCAGTTCCACTACGCGGGTGCTCTCGCTATTCTGTCGTCCATGTTTGCCAAGTACGCCTTCCTACCAACCAATGTGCAGAAGATGCCGCTCAATCTGTACTTCCTAGTTCTGGGCCGTACTACCCAGTCTCGTAAGTCAACGTCTTTGCGCCTGGCAGAGTCCATGATGCGTGATATTGCGGTGGGTATCGGCAAGGGGCCTGACGCTTTCATTGCACCTGAAGATTCGACAGGCGAGGCATTGTCTGCGTATCTGCGCACCAAGCCGAAAGAGAGTGGTCTCTTCGCTATTGACGAGGTTCAAGACTTCTTCGCACATGCAGCCCAGAAGGGTAGCTACATGGCATCAATGATGCCGTTCCTTACCAAGAGCTACGACGGATACATTCCTGCTGTCGCACGAAAAGACAAGGGCGGCAAGGTCGCCTACCAGACTGCGACCCCGTACTACATGACATTCTACGGAACAGGCATCTTGGACCAGGCCGCGAAGCACCTGACGACAGAAAAGGTGGAGTCCGGCTTCACGCCTCGCTGCCTCGTCGTTATTGACGATAGGGACAAGTACATCACGTCCTCCCAGGATGTGAAGCTCGTGACCGTGAGCGCATCAACAGGTAGGGTTGAGGACAAGCAGCGTGACTTCATGGTGTCGAACTTGATCAAGTCTGTGACCAAGTTCGATGTGGCTTTCAATGCTCGCCGTGCGCAGCGCATGGAGAATGAGGAAGTACGTATCCCTGTTGAGTTTGAGCCGGGTGTGTTCGAGCGCTGGATTGAGTTCTCGGAAGAGGCCAAGGTGCTGGCAGAGCGACACATGCTGAACAGCCGTGAGTTGTTCCCCGGCACTGAGCGTATGACGTTCTCTGTGCTCCGCATTTCTGCGCTGCTCGCTATGTATAACGGGCCGACGACAAAGGGCACCGTCGTTGTGACGATGCGCGAAATGCTCAAAGCTATTTCTCTCGCGTCTATCTGGCTGTCCAGTAACGAGGTGTTTATTCACCACGTGAAGAACAGCAACTTCAGTAACAAGGTGGACAAGCTCATCAACTTTGTTGCACGCACCGACAACGGCATGGTTTCGATTCCGAAACTCATGTTGAAGTTCCAGTCCGAAATCAATGGTATGCGAGAACTAAAGGAAATCATCACATATGCCCAGGCACGTGGAGTAATCCAAGAAGTCGTGAAGGGCAAGACAAATAACGAACGATTCATTAAGTACACAGGAGGGCAAGTATGAAGATTCTGACTGAAGATGTGGACAAGCTGCCTGTTCTTGCGCAGATTATTCTTAGGCGGGCACTCGTAGTATCCGGCCTTTCGACAGAAATGCACGTCGAAATTACTGACGACGTGAACGATGACGACATCAAGATCACCCTTGGCACAGTCAAGGGTTACAAGGGCAAGGCGTACAAGACACTTTCCCCTAAGCAGATCGTCACTAATCCACAGGCTGGTCTGTTCCTCGCTCAGGCGTTGCAATACGCTTACCTCGGTGCGGAGCAGCTTGGTCTGAAGCAAGGTAAGGACTGGGTGATCTGGCAGGGCGAGGACATCACGTTCAAGCCTGGCACACTGATTGCGCTCGACATCGAGTCCGCAGGAGACATTGACGAAGACACTTTTGCTGCTGGCCGCATCCTCTCTATCGCCCTGTGGAACGGCAAGTTCGCTGTCGTCATCCCTGAAGAGCTTGCTGAGACTGACAAGGCAGCAGACCTTATCAAGCGTCTGTGCGACACCTGTACTGTTATCTGTCACAACGGCACGTTCGATATGCCCTACCTGTCGAAGCGCCTCGGTATTCGTGTGTACCATCATGAGGACACGCTGCTCATGCACTTCGTGCTCGACAACCTGGCCGGTGAGCATGGCTTGAAGCCTCTTGCCCGTCGTTGGTTGCGTGCTGAGGACTGGGACTCGGACGCTAAGTCCTACCTGAAGGGTGGAGCGTACTTCGAGAACATCCCCAGGGAAAAGCTCTACGAGTACAACCTGATGGACGTGGTATGGACCCACAAGCTATACGAGTACTTCCTTCCGATGCTCAAGAACAGTGGAAAGTACGACTATTACCGCTACCGTATGCAGGTCACGAAGGTTCTGAACGATGTGCAGATGAACGGTGTGGCTGTGTCGCTCGAAGCACTCGATGAACTTGAGAAGAAGTACCAGGAACAGTGCGACGACAACCTTGCTGTCTTGAGACAGCACGCGGGCGAAGACTTCAACCCACAGTCACCCAAGCAGATCAAGGACTACTTCAAGTCCAAGGGGGTATCGTCCCCGTCGTTCGACTCAGACCACTTGAAGAAGCTGCGACGCGAAGGCAAGGAGACTGAGTTCATCGACGCTCTGCTTGCCTACCGCTACGCAGCTAAGGTGATTGGCTCATTCATTGCTAACGTGCGACGTAAGGTCGGCGATGATGGACGTATCCACCCGTACTACCTGCCTCACGGTGCTAAGACTGGTCGCCTGTCGGCTAAGGGGCCAGCAATTCAGACGATGGGACGCGACAGTGGCATCAAGCGTGCCCTTGTCGCTGCGCCTGGTTGCAAGATTATCTCGTGTGACTACTCACAGGCAGAGTTGCGTACTGTCGCTGAACTTGCCGACGACAAGGCCATGATTGCTGCCTTCCAGCCGGGTGCGCCGGACTTCTTCGATGACCTGATGACGAAAATCTGGCCAGAAGAGTTCCCGACAATCGAAGCATACGAGGCGTTCAAGCACGAACAGCCAAAGACTGCTAAGAACAGGCGCGCACTGGTCAAGAGTGTAGTGTACGGCCTCAACTATGGTCGTGGTGTTGCCGCTATTGCGACAGCTCTTGAGCAACCATTTGAAACTGCGCAGCATGTTGTCGATCAATACCTCGGTGCCTACCCAGGACTCCGAGACTGGCAGGCACGAGTACGCCACAGTGTCGGACGTAAGGAAGAGGACCACGAGCGTAAAACCAAGTTCGGACTCACCTTCAACCCTCTGTTCGTGTCAGACAACAACTACAGTTCGACACAGAATGAAGCACTAGCCTTTGTTCCGCAGTCAACTGCAAACGACATCTGCCTCAATGCAGCAATCAAGATCAACGAACAAGTAGGGAAATACGGGGCTAAGCTGATTGGCCTCGTCCATGACGCTACCTACGTTGAGTGCCCTGATGAAACAGTTGAAGAGTGTTCCAAGATGATGGAGCGTGAAATGGCTAAGGCAGCGACACTAGTCTTTGATCGCGTGCCATTTGCTGCTGAAGCAGAGGTTGGCAATAACTGGGAGGAAGTGTGACAGACTACAGCCAGGCATATTGCATCAACGCACCAACAGAGCTGTTCTATGACTCAACACTCTACACCGAAGTTATCAGAGCCTTCTGTGCCCAGTGTCCAATCAAAGAGCAATGCCTCAAAGATTGCCTAGAAGCAGAAGAAACACCTGTGGACGGTAAGAAGTGGCGCTCAGGTGTCTTCGGCGGGCTTTCACCGACAGGGCGGAACAGGTATGCAGGAACAAACTACAATGTCTTGAGTGATGATGGGATGGAAAGAAATGCCGACAGTAATAGCAATTGACCCCGGTGTCAACACTGGCCTCGTTGTGGCCCGTGTCGAAGAAGATGTGGAGATTCTACACTTCGACCAGTTCATCTGTGCGACACACACTGAGACAGCAGAACTCATCAAGCACTACCTTGACGAGTACCCTCAAGCCGTTGTCGTGGCTGAGCAATTCGACCTGAGACCCAGCAACAAGTTCACAGCAGACCTTACCCCCGTGAAGGTCAATGCAATCCTTGACTGGTTTGTCGACGACATCCATTATCAGACACCCGCTCAAGCCAAGGGCCTGGTCAAGGATGCGACACTCAAGAATCTCGGGTGGTGGCTCACTGGTAAGGACGTGAACTATAAGGACGCTAACGATGTCCGTGATGCCTTCCGGCACCTCGTCTACTATCTCGTTCATGAGCTGAAACACAAGTGGACACTCGACAACGGGTGGCCTAGATAGCGAAAACCCCTCTGCTAGGAAAGGAGAACTAGCAGAGGGGTTTTCTGTACCTCACACCCAACAAGCAAACACACGGAGGTGAATAATTGTCACCGACTAGTATAGCACATCAACCGATCTTTGTCGCCTGAATGGTCAGGCCACCCCAGCCAAGGTTCGTGCTCTGGTCGATTTGCAGCCTAATAGACACTGACACTTCCTTGCCGGGGGTATCAACGTACTTAGCAATAGGGCCAACATGAACGAACATGACATTCTTATCATGGCCGTACGTGTTGAAAACACCAACATTATGTTCCTTGCCGTCAATCATCATAAAGACGTTGATATAGGCACCATTAGCGTTATAGTCATTGGTCATGGTGATCTGACCCGAGATCAGCCACAAACCAGCCTTCGACAGACGGATATTACGGCTAACGCGTGCATTAGCACCATCAGCAGTATAGCGGCGGTAATCAGCAAACGAGGCATTTTCGTTCACGTAATCCGTTTCGACAGCGCCACCCCAAATCTTAGTGAGCTGACCGTTGCTGTTAATCAGCATCTCCTTCGTGTCCTTACGGTAGATAAGGACATCATAGTTGCCAGCCCCAGCCTTACGGATAGCAGTCAGCTTAGTGTCATAATCACTCGCATTGTTAGCGATAATGACACGGCCCTTCTGAAGCTGCTTCACAACATCAGAAACAGAATTGAAACCCAAGTTCATGAAAACAGGCCAACTCTGAATAATATCAGAATCAGAGTAAGTCCAGATACCCTGATCGTTAACTGTACCCATGTTAGTACCTCACTCCTGAGAATTGAACGGAAACATATGCGTGACCGTTGTGGTTGTCGATATATTCTGGGTGCTCTTTGGAACCCTTCAACCCAATAAAGGCAGTTCCATACTGGAAATTGTCGTAATCAACAACCATAGTAAACGACAAGCCAGTTACCATAACCAAGTCAGTGCCTCGGCCACCCCGTCCTGTAGCAAGGCCCGAAACCACATACGGGATATGCGCAAGTTTGCGCTCGCGGCCAAGATGATCTCGAACGCCTGTGAAAACCTGCGGAAAGATATACTCACCAGTAGTCAACGGAATCACAGGAATGTAAAGAAACCCTGTAATAGACAGCTGCATGAACGAACCAGCGTTACCCCAATCCAAAGGTGCTTTCCACAAGTCCTCATAGGCACCAATGCCAGGATTACTACCGGGCTGTTCAACAAGCATCTCCTGATAGAACGGCTGTGCAACACCATTAGCCGCACGCGAAGAAGTCAAGGCACTAACAGCATCATACGAATTACTGACCTTGCTCTTCATCAAGGTCATGTCATTCTCAAGATACGCTACGCGCCTGTCGATGTCACTTCCCCATGCCTGGGATGGGGTCGGCAGATTGTGCTTCATTATGCGTCACTCCTTTCAACGTCAACTCTCGAAGCGTGATACCAGCCTCAAGAGGATAATCCGCAACTCGGGGCCTATCGAATATTGTAGCAACATCCGACACCCTAGTAAGCGCCTCACACGAAGCCTTCACACTAGACTCATCATACGAAGCTGACTTGATATGCCACGTAAAGTGATCGTACACAGCTGTCGTCCCAGCAATGCGCCCAAACACCTGCTGATTCGACACCACAGGCTTGTTCTTCGTGAACTCCAACAAGTCGTCCATGATCTTCTTCATTGTCGTACCACGAGGCCACTTCTCAGCAGCCTTCTCAGGCAATGGTGAGCCAGTAAAAGCATCGACATCAGACAGATACACAGGCTCACGCTCGAAGTCATACACGACATCTGTGTATGACTCGTGCATCGGAACAGCGCCCGTCCAATCCATCTCAGCAGAGTAGCCAAACGCGCTCTGGGCCTTATACACACAAGCCTCATACGCCTGGGTCTTAGTCGTTAGGTTCATGCTGTCGATCTTCACAGCATCCGTCTTATGTGGGTAGCCAGTGTAGAACGTAAATGTCTCCTGGTCACACAAGTAAGCGTGCCCATAAATACGGAGGGTGCTGTAGTCAGTCTGACCATCCGACTCAGCAATACGATAAGGAGATAGACGCTCATTCGACATGCCCGTCACAGTCACCTTGATCTGGTTCGCTTCGTCGCCCTTCTCGGTGTGGAGCGAACCGCCCTCGGCGTACCACTGAGCAGGTGTAATCGGCTTGTTGTCCTTGCCGACGACAGAGTACACGGAACGCGCAAAGTAGATCTGACCGTTAGCACGAGTCCTAATATTGAAGTCCGTACCAACTTCGTTAGGCATCACACACTCAGGCTGAGAATACAAATAATCAATCGTCCCTTGAATCTCAAGCACAAACTCTTTAGTCTCGCCAGACTCGACTGACAAAACCTCAGCAGCCTTAATGGACTCCACTGTCGTCTTGTTGTTAGACGGCTGTGGGTGGATAAGGCTAATGCGATCTTCGCCTTCAATGCGAGGGCGGGTACCGGCAAGGTTGCCTGAGCGATAATCAGAAGAAGCTAGGTCAATGACAGGGGGGTAATAAGTACACTCAATATGCGAGAAAGGCTCACCAATAGCCCACTGAATCGAATAGTCTACAGTAGAGCCTTGGAACCTCGTAAGAACAGTGTGGTTCTCAAACAGCACAATCGTGTCATACACCCACGTAATCTGATAATTGTTAGCAGACAAGAAGCTCTTGAGGATAGTCCACAAATTACCTTTACCACCAACAAAATCATACGTCTTAGTCGCAATAGTAGTCTTAGGTGCAATAAACGGATTACGCTCATTAGCAGTCGGCTTAGCAACATACACCTTTGGAGACTCGACACCCGCAGCCTTAAACACCTGCGCAATAACCTTGTCCATCGTCACGCCCTGAAGGTGCTTAACCTCAGCAGACACATCAAGACGATAGAAAGGGTCATTCAACGTAGCCGACCACGACCACGGGGTATTCGTAATTGACCGGACAAACGCGTGAGTACGACCAAAGATAGGGCTGTCGAGACGAATCTCCTTCGTCATCACATCAGCGGCTTCAACATACCCCGCACCCTCCAACGAGTACTCAGAGAAGCCACCCGTCGTTGAATCACGGTCAAGCGAGACAGCATCCTCAACGACAGACCAGCCAGTCAGCTTGTTGTTAGTAAAGCCGATAGCCTGCATCACCATGAGTAAACCTCTTCCAACGTCACAGAAGCCGTGTAATGACCGCGATAGTTGTTCACAGTCACAACACTAGCTGAACCAGGAACAACCTGAAGGTTCCCACCACCGGACGGGTATGCAAACTCATACAGGTTAACAGCTGTGTCGATGTGAGTGTCCTCGGGCACGATCTGCAACATAGCCCAGTCGAGAGCACCCTCACCCTGTGGAATAATCGACACCTCCCACAGAGCTGGGTAAAAAGCGCGCACCTGGTTCTTGTTAAAAGAACTAACAGTGTTGCGACCATCAAGACTACGGAACCTGAACGAGAACGGCTGCTTACCGTCTTCCGGTCCAGATGACAAAAACACGCCCGTATGTCCTTCAGGAATAAGAACACGCTCAGTGTACTGACCAACCTTCGACAAAGCCAGAGACACCTGCCGCCCATTCAGACGATCAACATCAGACTGGAACTTGTTGTTCGTCTGAAGGACACCGCCCTTCAGCACGACACCAGGGTGTCCAGACTGAGAGTTGTTAGCCTTCGTGGGGAACAGTGCTTGCTTACCCCAATCGTTGAAAGCAAACGGAGAACCAACATGGTAATGCAGGTACGGCAAACCCATCAAAGGCGACAAAACGTTCTTCATCGAGAACGGGTCCAGATACGTCACCCACTCGCCCGTCCTGTTCATGAACAGCTCACGGAACTTGTTAGCCTGCTCACGATTCAAGAACGACCACGACAGCTCATAATGCCTGCCGCCATACACAGAACCACCCATGTAGGACAGACCATTCAGAAGGCGCTGTGAGTCGCCCGAATGGACATTAGTCGAAACAGGCGACTCGTCCGGTGCGGGGAACCACTCAATAATGTCGTTCCCCACACCGAAACAAACCTCACGGGTTGCGCAACCCCTAGTAGACACCACGATTACCTGTCCTCATATTGCCGTTGTCGATGCTCTGGCTAATCGAGCGACCATCAAGCATGATCGAAGTCGAAACAGCCTTCACCAACTGATTAAACTGTGCTGGGTTAATTGTAACAAGACCGTCACCACCGCCCATAGCGTAAACACCACCCGCCGACACAGGAACCTGCATCGTGTTCAGCGCGTTCATGAAGCCCTTGCCGTAGAAATCGACAGCGGGCTGTGAAATCACGTACTCGCCACTACGGACACGGAACATGCCCTTGCCGTCCGTAGCCATGAGGTTGTCGGCCTTCGGGTTAGCCGGAGGACGACCAGGCAACAAGCCGCCACCCGCGAAACCGGGCAGAGAGTTAGCACTCGACAGCAGACCGCCCGTATACAAGGTGCCAATGTTCCTACCAGACCTAGTGCGAACAGTACGATTCTGGCTACCGAGCGGGTTCATCCGCGCAGCATTAAGCGCGGCGGCGTAGGATGACTCGTCAATCTGGTAACGAATCCTAACCGTAAGCTCACTGTGGCTTGGCTGAACAGGAACCGTCACACCATTAGAGTGCAACGAGTCGATAGCATCCTGTGTCGAGCCGACAGTGCCGTTATCGGTCACATGCTCCTTCACCTCACGCGGAACCTGGCCGATAGTCGAAGTCAAGCTATCGAAAGCCCCAGCCAACTCAGTGACTTCACCTTGGTTGAAACCAAGCTGAGTAACCTGGTCAATAAACTGCTGCTTCAGCGATTGTGTATATGCCTCAATCTCCTGGGTCGAGTGACCAGCCGCAGCATACGCCTCAATCAGACCAATCATCTGAGACTGCAACGACCGCAAAGCCTCACGGTTAG